CCCCGCTCGCAAGGGCGTTTGGATTAGGTACTCTCTAGGTGACGATAAAGCTTTTCAAAGGAGCAAAACACATGGCAGACAACACTTACAACGGCTGGACAAATTGGCACACCTACGCAGTAGGATCGAACCTCATGAACGATGAAGGTCTTTACCTTGAAGCCTGCCGATACGAGCAGGGCGCAGTGTACCCAACATGGCAAGGCTTCATTGAAAGCGCAGGGCTTGAAGGGCTTTACCTTAACGGCGTTTCAGTCAGTGACCCAAACCTCGACCACACCGAACTCACAGAACTCATTCAGGAGATAAACGCATGATGAATCCACAAGATCTATTCGCAGGACTTTCAGAGGCCGCCGAGGCAGTACGCAACGGCGAGCCCATCGCAGACCCCGAAATTGAAGTGTTCCACTTCAGCTTCAACAACCCCGAAGCCCTTCGCAGCGAGATCATAGAGATGCTCGCCGAAGAGGACGAGGACATCGCAATCGCAGAGGAGCAAGACGCATGAGCCACTGGACACACTTTATCACAGAAGCAGACATCGCCAACACCGCAACCCCAGAGCAGTGGGAAGTTGAGGAGGCTTGGGAAGCCGAGCGTGTCGCACTCTGCAACGCAGACAATCGGAACGACATTCCAGTTCCCGAAGGCTTTGACGAGGCTTGGCTTGCAAGCTTAGAGTGCGAGGCCCAAAGGGCCGAGCATAAGGGGCTTATGGTTTGCGGTGACGACGAATGGGCAAGCAGATGAATTAAAAAGTCTTTGCAAAGCTTTAGAAAGCATGCGACGCAAACAGCGCTTAGAGCGCTTGGAGGGCCTCCCCCTCCCCCCCCTCCTCTCGGCTCTCTGGCCGGAAGGTGAAATCCCCAGCGATTACGGGGGCTTAGGGCCGGCGCTGGGCAGCTCCCCACACCCCGAGAAAAATTGCTGGATCTCCCTATCGTCATGTTCAACGTGTATTCCAACCCCATCAAGCAGACCAAAAGACGCTCCAACCCTCAAACTCCTCTGTGGCCTTCTCTCCATTGTATCCCACTTTTCTTTCTGCAATTCAAGCTCTTTAAGACTGCGAGCCGATGAAAAGATCAACATTTTGATAAGCTTTTTAAGTCCAATCATATACAAAGCTAGAATACTAAAAAAGGTCAAACTAAACACCAACGTCTTAACCCAACTTTCCTGTAATTCTAATGTTGTTCCGAAAAATAAGCCCCCAAAAAAAATGCTGCAAAAAATTTCCATAACTTTTCAATCCTTTATAATTGCTGTGATCTATTTATTAGTACCATTTATACTACTATTATAACAAATTACGAGGGGAATGTCAAGTGAAAACCACTAAAAAAGCCTTAAAAAAAATTATTAATAAAGAAGTCCAATCCATGCTAAGTGAATGGGGATGGCCTTCCGCAGGAGAAGGCCCTGAAGAACGATTCGCACAAGCTTTGCAAAGCCGAAAAACAAAAGTCGATCCAGAACAGGAAGCAAAACTGGAAATAGAGTGGGTCAATCAATTGGAAGATCCCGGAAGTTGGATGGATTGCCAAAAAGAAGGTGGACCAAAATTTGCTTCACGAGAACGTTGTTGGGAATTGGAAGATAAAAGAGAAAACTTTATTGCAAAGTCTCTAGGGCAGCCAGAGCTTCCTGCAAGGCCGGTTAGCGAAGAGGAAAATAAAATGAAAATAAGCCAAAAAGAACTTAAAAAGATCGTGTCTGAAGAACTTAAATCTATTAAAAAAGTCAAACAAAATAAGGGTTCAGCCAATAGCAAGCTTACTGTTGCTTCCATGTTATTGGAAACAGCTTTTGGTTCAGCACCGACGAAAAAAAGAATTAAACAGCATTTAAAAAGCGCAAAGTTCAACGCCCTTACCAAACGAGCCATTCCTGTATATAATGAGTATATGGACTTTTCATTTGATAATCTCGACACTCCCCGGCCCAAAGAACTTCAACAATTGGTTGAATTTAAGATCGCCCTTCGGCTTACAGAACAAAAATTTCAAGATCGGTGCAATGTGATTGATAAAGATCTTGCTTCTTATTTTGGTCATGACAAGCAAATCATTAATGAAATCTTCGGGTTTGGGAAGAAGGCCAGAGCCGAGAAAGCCCAACGCAAATCCGATGAAGAATATCAAAAGCAAGGCTTTAAAAAAACCGGTGAAAAGAATCCTTTAGAAAGCGATGAAGAATATCAAAAGAGAGGCTTTGAAAAAAGCGGTGAAGAAAATCCTTTAGAAAAGAAAAAAGGCTTTTTCGGGAAGATGAAGGATGCTGCGAAAACTGTGGCTTCTATTATTAAAGGTCTCGGGTATTTTGCTGTTGCTCTTTTCGGATTTTTAAAACTTGGTGCGTCGATGATTTCTGGAAAAGAAGTCCCGGCAGAACAACGACAAAAAGAATTCGAAGCAAATAAAGCAAAATGGATGAAAGTTGTTGGCGCTTTAAAAAGCTTTCTTGGTGGTACCGCAAGCCTTATCACGAATATGTTAACTGGAACAGTTGATTTTTTCAAAGCTGTTGGTAAAATTGGGGCTTTCCTTGAGAAGAAAATCAAGCCCCTTCCGGGGAAAGCAAGGGAAAAAGTCGGCAACTTCATTGAAAAACATCGAAGCAAGATCGAAAAACTTGAAGGCGTTATCGATAAAGTTCTTAAAAGAGTCAAAAATACATTCGATACTTCCAAAGGTTTGTCTCCTGCTCAAAGATTGGCAAAACTGACCGGCTCAAGGTTTAAATTGCTTGGTATTAATGCCGCCGCGTCGGTAACTTATGTGGTTCTCTTTGTAGTTGTTATGCTAATGGGCGGCGACGCGGAGAACGCGAAGAGGCCATGGCTGAAGAAATTTTCCGAAAAGCTGAGTATTTCGTATGCAAAATTGATGTTCGTATTGAAGACCAAGGTTGAGAAAGAAATTGAAACACTTAAAGCGGCCGGCGGCGCTCCCGAAGCTGGCGGAACTCCTGCTTCGGCTCCTGCTTGATGGGAATAAAGCCTATGAAAATAAGTCGATCATCTCTCAAGCAGATCATTCTTGAAGAGCTTACCAAAGCGGATGTTAAAAAAATCGCGAAGGATGAATCTGAAAAAGCTGCTGAAAAAGCTTTGAAAGATTTTCTCAAGAATGATCTTGAAAAAGAAATTGCAAAAGCTCTCAAAGATAAAGCAACCAAAAATGAAATTGCTGATATTTCCAAAAAGGTTATTAAGAAACTTTATCGCGAGTTGTCTTTCAATTATCCCTATATCATTGATCGAGTTAAATTATAAGGAACAAATAAATGGGATATCAACAAGGAACTGGAAATCTCCAACGAACCAAAACAACCGCGGCCGTCACGCTTGGTTCTTCCAATGGGGACGCATCTGTTTCCTGTGAAGGAACAAGGGTGAGCCTTTCTGTTACATTAAACGGCAGCATGGCTCTCGGAGCAGCCTCGGGGAATATTACCTTAAGCAACTCTTCCATTAAGGCAACTTCTGTTATTGAATCTTGCGCTCAATCGAACAATCCTTTCTCTGCTTTTGATGTTTTTGCGGTTCAGGACGGCTCTTGCAAATTGTCTTTTGTAAACTATACTCTTAGCCCCGATCCCTTAACCGGAAATCCAACTGCTATATTTTCCATCATGATTTATAATTAAGGAACTTTTAAAATGGGTTATAAAAGAAGCACTGATGATATTGATTCTCCAAAAGTTGATGGTGCAATTAGTATTTCGGCAACAAGCACGATCACTGCTAATGGAGAAAGAGGAACTCTTTCATTCACTTTAAACGCTGACTGGCTTCATGATGGAGGCTTTGGCGCTGGTAATACTCTTGTTTTCAATAATAACAAAATATTAGCTGATTCCTGCATTACCCTTGCTTTGCAAAATGATACCAAATGTAGATTGTATGTTAATACTCAAGCTGCTGGAACAGCCTATATTATTCCTATTAATTATTCTGGCGTAAAAGTTGACAGCGGACAGGTTGTTAAAATTAATTATCGCATTTCAAACTGAGGACATATTGATGGCTTACAAATCCGGACATGAAAATATAACATATATTAAAGCAAATGCAAGCATTGATTTGCAAGATGCCTCCTCTGTTACCGCAAATGGCATTCGTGGGTTGATTACAATGACAAACAATGATTCTCAATGGGACAGAGACACTCCAAGAGAGTTTACACTTAACAATAGTTTTATCCAAGCTGATTCTTTGATTAACTTTACCCTTTGTACCAACGGTGGAACCCTTTGGACTCCGATGGTTCGAGCGGTTTATAATGTCCAAGCCGGATCCTGTAAAATTGCAATAATTAATGCTAGGGGTCATATTACTGCAAATGAAGTTGTTTATATTGCTTATGAAGTTGTGAATTAAGATCATGGATCGAAACCTCATCATCGGCTATCTTGTTCTCCTAGGATTGGGAATTTCGGTGATCGCTGTTGAATCTGTGTTTTATAAGGCTGTGTTGTTTATTCCTCTTTGTTTTTGTATTCTCGCATGGATTGGTTATTATATTGATTATAAGGAACGTCAAGATAAATGAAAAATTTCGCGTTGGCTGTTTGTGTCTTTCTTTTTTCTTTTTGTGTTCTCGCCAAGCCCAAGATCACCAAGGGCAAGGATAAGATCATCTACAAGAAAAATACCATCATCAATTTCGACGGAAGCATTGTTGATGGGGAGCTTATTAAACCCAAGGGCGGTTTTATTCAATCCCGTGGCCGTGCAAAATTCAATAGTCTTATAAAATATCGCAAAGATTTTTTGGATAATATGAAAAAACGCGCGCGATCTCTTTGATCAAGATCAATCTTCCTTCTTTTCTTCTTCTCTTCTTTTTCTTCTCTCGTCAAAAACACCGTGAGCATCCAACACAAGATGAAATAACATTCCTATGGATATAATTGTTATGAATAAAACAACCCACTCGTCAAATTTCAAATTCATTTTGTTCCCCTTTCCCCTTTGAAGACTATTTATGTTTATAATTATAACAGATAAAAGAGGTTTTGTCAAGTGAAAATATCAAAAAAACTTTTGAAACAAATCATTCAAGAAGAACTTTTGGAAATGTGTGGTTGCCAAGAAGACCATGGAGAAATTCTTGTTGCTTATGATGCGACTGGAAAAGAAGTTATGAGGAGCAATGCTTTTAAAGAAGGGACGGAAGAAGCCCTGCAACTCCAAGCCTTGGTTCCCGTTCTCCAAGCGCAAGATCTTCAAGTTGAAATTATCCCTGCCCCCCACGATCATCCAATGGCTGTTTCAGTTGATGATGCACCTGAAGAAAAGATTTATTAAGTCATAATCCCTGCCACGTCTGCTGTTTGTCCTGTTCCAGAATTGTATAGTTCTGTGATGATTGCAGGAGATAAAGGATAATTGAAGAATATATAATCATCTAAATAAAATGAACCTCCGCCGGAAGCTTCCCCATATATAAAGATAGCTCCCTCTTTTACCGGTCCATGAGTGCAGGTGATCGGACTGTTCAGGCTAGTTGTTTCCGTTCCATTATACCAAACCCTCGCAAAAGTTTGAGTTGTTGCGGTGCCGGTGCCCGGGTATCTCCGAAATACCATTGCAATGTGATACCATGTCGGAGTAGCGTTAATGATTGGGTATGAGGAGTTATCCAACAATCTGACTATGGTGGAGCCATACCTATTCCACATGAGATCTCCAGCTACAGCATCACCATAGGATCCACCAGAGATACCTATTGAATAGGTTCCGGTTGCCCAGCCACCGTATGAAGGCGCCCTAGTTATTATCGTAGGCCAAGAAGCTGCCGTCGGGACGGCATCTTTTTGGATCCAAAAACTAATACTCCAGCCAGTTGTATCTCCAATCATTTGAATTTGATCTTGGGTGTCAAATGTCAAGGCTCCATCTGGGGATACTAATAGAGAGCCGGCTCCAAACTTTTTAGTGCTGGTGTTTATTGTCGGCGCAACAGTTCCCGCTGTTGTTGCTGTTCTTCCAAAGTCACTTGAATCACTGAAATCAGAATCAAACTTATAATATACTTCTGGTGCCCATATCTTTCCTATTGGATCCATCGGCTTTTGATAGTATTTTATAGGCTGAAGCGCTGTTCCTGCTAGGCTTATATTTGAAGCAGACAACGTGGTGAACTCAGCCAACGAACCTGTAAAAGAACCAGTTAATGTTGTTCCGTTGAAAGTAAGATTTGAAGATCCGGCAAAGACACTATCATCATTATATTGTATTTGGGTAGTAGATCCGGCGGGAGTTCCGCCTGTGCTTATATCTACTCCATTAATTTGTGGAGTTTTTTTGAAATTAACTGTTTCGTTTGATACTAGGTCAATTAACTGTGGGACACTTTTGATTTTTAAAGACATTTTTATTCTCCTATTAGAATAAATACTCTTTATTTACAATATTGCGTCCTATAATAGTCACATTTTTGGCAAGAAAGCCTATTTTTGATGAAAAATCCCTTCTCGATGTTAAAAAGTGCCTTATCTAAGAGGGTCAAAGCATTATTTGTCTTTTTTGGACCGCTTGTTACCCTAAAGATCTCAACGTGGTCTTTTTTTGCCGTCCTTTTTAAGAGCGCAAAGTGTGTTTCAATGCTTTTTGGATCAATATTGTGCTTCTTTCCTAGGAAATGTTTGTATAATGTAAGCTGATAAGTAACCATCGGGTCGGTTCTTTTTCTAGAATCCCAGCCCCAAGAGCAAGTTTTCCAGTCAATAACGTGATATTTGTCATCAGACGTCTTTATAAAAAGATCTACAAACCCTTTGAACTTTGTTTCTCCTTTTCCTTCTATATTTTCCATCAAATTTTCTTCTGAAGATAGGATTTCGAAATCTCCGAAGTGATCTTTCAGATATGGAATCGCTTCCGGAGCTAATTTTTTTCCTTGTTCGATCATTTGTTCGACAAATTTCTCATCTATTTTTTCTTTTTCTTCTCCCGGAAGACGTTCAATCTCGTCAAAGAAACAATTTGTAAAATTTTGTGGAGAATCTTCCTGTTTCCATTCTTCTAGGAGGTTTTTCTCACAAACCGTGTGCATTGCGCTTCCGAAAGCAGTATAAATGTTACCTTCAAACTTCGCAACCTTGTCAATATAGGCTAATTTGTACTTGTAGGGGCATTCATTCCATAGTTTCATTCCCGAAAATGATATGTGTGCCATGTTTTTTTTTCCTTCTTTGTTATTGTTCTCTATGAGTATAACACATCTATTCGCAAATGTCAAGAAAAAAATGTAGAAACTATTTATCCCTTCATGCGATAATGTTTATTATCAAAAAAAGGAGTTTTAAGATGAATCTTTTTCTAATTATGGTATTATGGGGCTCACTAATTGGTCTTTTAATATGGGCAAAACACAGTATTGACAGCAAATAACACATGGAGGTCTAAAAAATGAACTTATTGAGTAAAATTAGAGAGGATCTAGAAAATTTTATTAAGGCAAGCATCCCCGGATCCGAGATTCGAAGCAAAAAACAGAGCAAAATGATGAAATTTCTTTCAAAATTGCTGTTTTTCAACAAAAGGTTTATGACCGGCTATATCACAACTTGGTATCCGTATATTTATGTACCAAAGTTACCATGGAGAGTTCACAATGATGCATCTTCTATAGCAACATTGGCTCACGAGTGGGTTCATTTGCACGATAGGAAGCGCTTAGGGTGGGTTTTTAACTTTTTATATATGATGCCCCAGTGCTTTTTTGTCTTTGGGTTGTTGGCTTTTTGGAATCTTTGGCTCCTTTTGTTCTTCTTATTTTTGCTTCCCCTCCCTTCTCCCGGAAGGGCATGGGCTGAATTTAGAGGATATAGGATGTCAATTGCTGTTTATTATTGGCTTTCTGGTCAAAAAGTAGATTTAAAATGGATTGTTGATCAGTTTGTATCCTCAAATTATTATTTTATGTGGCCTTTCCGGGGGTGGCTTATGAAAAGATTCAATAAGGAATTTGAAAAGATTAAAAATGATGAGCTATCTTCTGAACTTCTCATTATTCGTGCCATCATCAAAAGAAAACAAAAATAAATTTTTAAATATCATCCAGATTTTATTTTTATCTCATTTAATGTTATAATGAATGTAAAGTTAGTTTATTAAAACTATTTATAATAAACGGGGGATGATTGTATGTCTTTTTCTAAACCAAAATCAAAATATAGCAACACAATCAAGCCCGAGAAGGAACGAGCTTGGATGAAAGCAATAGAGCTGATCAGTTCTCATAACCCATGGATTGATCCGGAAGACTTAAATAATTTAGGAGAACCTATTAATATGTCAGAAGAAGAGTTATATTATATTGCTTCTATTATATCCGAATTAAAAACTTTAAAACAACAAAGAGCATTAATTGATGTTATTCATATAAAATGCGATGAAGATACCGTAACAAGATTTATGTCTTATTTTTCTTCCAAAAATTTAAAGAAAATAATGCTAAATTGTTGAGGAATTATAAAAATGTCTGAATTTGAAAAAGATTGGAAATATTGGAAAGAAAATATTTCTACCCTACAAGAAGACGAAATTGAAGAAGAAAGAGACCCTCTTCCCAAATCTCCTTTTCAAAAGAACTTATTTAAAACACAACCAAAAGCCAAAAAAGAATTAATTGGACAAGGTGGTAGTAAATATAAAGGCGGCCCTTATAAACTCAAAGTTTCCTATAAGCGCTCTAAATCTGCCCCTCCAATTGGAGAATCAAAAACTAGAAAGCTTCTTAAAGAGGTTCAGATGATGTATGATCTTTCTGATTTAAATGTCAAAGATCATTTGAATTTTAATATTTGGAATGAGACCGGAGAACATATTCACGCCGAGATCGGAAATAAATTGATCGAAGTTGCCAAAGATTTTTTTGCTTCCCTTAAATTCCCCAGAGATACAGAACTAATTGATATTAAATTTACCGGTTCTTTAGCAAATTATAATTGGACTGAATCTTCCGATATTGATCTACATCTTGTTGTTGATCTAAATAAGATTTCAAGAGATCGTGGAATGATTAGAGATTATGTAAATTCAAAAAAATCTCTGTGGAATGAAAGACACGATGTCAAGATGAAGGGATATGAGGTCGAGGTTTATGTCGAGAATATAAATGAACAGCACTACTCTACCGGTGTTTATTCTTTAACAAACAACGAATGGATTGTTAAACCAAATTCAAAGAAGCCCGTTGTTGATGATACTCAAATCTTAACAAAAATTAATTCTTTTCAAACTAAAATCGACAAGCTTAAAGATACTTTTAACCGGGGAGAATTTGAAACTGCTTATTTACAATCAGAAGATTTGTTGGATAAACTCAAAAGAATGAGAATTTCTGGTCTAGTAAAAGGTGGAGAATTTTCTGTTGAAAATCTCACTTATAAAGCTTTGCGAAAAGTTGGCGTTATCGATGAGATATTTGATATGAAATATGATTCTTATGACGAGAAAATGTCTGTGGGTATCGGCAAAGAGAGGTATGGTACCAATCCGGTAAAGCAGGGACAGATTAGCGGAACCAATTTATGAGAGAGGGTTATGATTTTTAATGAGAAGGTATTTAGATTCTTTATTTTCTCGACAATGTTATTTAATGTCATCGATATTGTTGTAACAGTGAATGTTATAAAATACGGCAGATTCGATGAAAATAATCCATTTATGAAGATGTTTTTGAACATGGATGGTGTGATGCCTTTCATCCTTATGAAAACGCTATTGATTTGTGGTGGATTGTATTTGATTTATAAAAAAAGAGATAAAATTATCGCTCAATTGGGCGCTTATCTCTGTTTTTGCTTCTATTGGGCATTAATTGTTCAATTTTACTATTTTTTGTGGTGTAAATAACTATTTATAGTATTATTTAAGAGGGTTTGCAATGAGTTCATTTAGTTCATATGAAAAAGATAAAGAAAGATTTGATGGCTGGCGTCGGTATTTGCTGAAAGAGGAAACAGATTTGGATACGGCGGCGGCAAACGTTTCAAGCGGAAAATATTCCAAAGAAGACCTGAATATTGTTCTATCGCTCTTTAAGAAGCTTGAAGGATCAGATCAAAAGCCAACAGTGGGAGGTTTCAAAGCTCTAATAAGAATTATAGCAATTGATATGCAAACTGGGGGAGGATTTATGAAGAAACTGGCTGAAATTGGTGCAAGCGAAGCTGCCGGGGCTGCTGTCGGATCATGGTTTGGACCGGTACTAGCATTGGGAAAAATCGGTGCTGGAGTAGCAAAGAAATCAAAGCTTAAAAAACTTGATTTGGAAACTGTTTTATCCAAATTGATTATGATGCCAGATGAGGCTGAAACGCCGGCGATGATGCAGGTGCTAGATTTGAGTGATGGATTTTCAGACAATCTAAACCAAGAAGCGCTAAATTATTTCTTAAATGACTTGCATGATGCAATTGAAGGCTTTCCGGATGAGACGGTAATCCCAGCGGGATATTCTGATCAGGAAATGGCAAAATCACTAGAGAAAAGAAAATTGATTGTGAAAAAGGTTGGATAACTAGGGACTAATCAATGAAAATAACAAATAATACTAGTAGAGACATGTCAGTTCTCACAAAAACTTTGGAATCATTTATTCCATATGCTCAAAAACGATTGGAATATGACAAACCCTTTCAAATTGTTTTTGAATCAGATGAAGAGAATGCAAAAAATATCTTTGGGAAAACTGCATATTATGATCCAGCAACTATGAATGTTCATATTTATTCGGATGGAAGACACGACAAAGATATGTTGCGTTCCATTTCTCACGAAATGGTTCATCACGCTCAAAATTGTCGAGGAGATTTTGAAGGAGCTTTTGAAATGGGGGAAGGTTATGCGCAAAAAAGCCCTCATTTAAGGAATATGGAAGCTGAAGCCTATTTATTAGGCAATGGTTTTTTGGTTAGAGATTTTGAAGATCACATAAAAATGGGAGATAATATCGTGAACGAATGGAAAAAAGAAAAGAAAAAGAAGAAAAAAGTTTTAAATGAAAAAGTAAGCATCAGTGTAATCCCGAAGCTTATTCAGAGACTAATGAAAAAAGATCCTGCGGCCGCTGAACTTTTGAAACAAGCAGCAGAGTTAGCGCCTGCACAGCTTGGAGTGGCCATGGCAGAGGTGAATGCAGAACTATTAGGAGTCACGCCGGAAAAATTTGTGAAGGCCGCCGGGGGGGCAAAATCGGCTTTACAGAAAAAAGAGAAATTAAAGGCTAAAAAGCAAGCGGAGGCGCCAGTTGCAGCACCGGCAGAACCTATTAAGGAAAAAAGTCAAGAACTTGATGTGGATGCAGAGGCCGCGGTGGTAGTTGAAATTGAAGGCGATGAAACTGTTAAAGATCACTATAGAACGAAAAATGAAAAACTTTATGAGGAACTCATGAAAAGATTTATTAAAAAACAGGGAGATAAATAAAATGGGAAAATCATGGAAAAGGCTTGTTCGTAAAAAAAGAATAGAAGCAGCAAAGTTAATAACAGAGGAGACTGCAACGGCCGTGAAGACCGAAAAGCCTGTGCCGGCGCCGGTTGTTGAGGAAAAGAAAGTTGAAAATCTTAAAGAGATAAAAAGTTCTCTCAAAAACTATAGAAGAAAGAAAAAGTCAACCGTAAAAAAAGGTAAATAAATAATGCCCGATTTTAATGAAATAACTCGTAAATTTCTTTTGGGAGAAAGTAAAGAAGATTATAGTGTCCAATTTCATATTCGCGCTATTTCTGAAGCGCTTAAATCTGTTGAGCCCAAAAGCCAAAAACAACAAAGAAAATTGTATGAGGCATTAGAGCATCTTCGACAGGTTAAAAGAAAAAATCGACTTTTGGAAGAGAAATTTAAAATATTGGAAGAAGAAAACAACGTTCTCAAAGAAGGTGAAAAATAATGTCTAAGCTTTTGAAAGAAGGTGGTTTAGGGGGTCATATGAACCATTTGTATGAAAATCCCTATCTAACCTTCGCTCAACTCAAGGACGTGCTTACAAAGGCTTCGGAGGGGCACTTGGAGGGTACGGAGAAGACTGATGGCCAGAACCTGTTCATTTCTTACTCGGTAAAGGACGGAAAAGCAAAAGCGGCTAGAGGTAAAGGTAATATTAAAGATGGCGGATTGAATGCTAAAGGGTTGGCAAAGAAATTTGGCGGGAGAGGTTCATTAGAAGTTGCTTTTACCGAAGCATTTAAGGCTTTTGAAGAGGCTATTAGGGTTCTAACAGATGAGGAACAAATTGAGATCTTCGGAAAAGATGCTAATATATTTTATAGTGCTGAAGTTCAGGATCCTAGGAACCCCAATGTTATCAATTATGATTTTAAAACCCTGAATATTCATCGCGTTGATCACGCCATGTACAATAAAGAAACCGGAGAAGTTGAAGACGTTGATACGACAGAGAATGCTTTAAAGCTTGAAGATGCTTTGGAAAAACTGAAAGATCGATGGGAAAACGATGATTTTCGTGTTCAAATGAATGCGATAAGAAGATTGGAAGCTCTTAGCACAGATGATGCATTATCTGTTGCATTATCTAATTTGAAAAGCGTTATTAGTTCTGCCGGGATTTCAGACGATCAAACAATCGGCGATTATTTAACTGCTAAAATTGTTCCAATGATTAAAGAAGATTTTCCCTCTACTCCGGAAGATAGAATGGAATTGCTTATGAATAGGCTTTTCCTAGGAACTGATATAAAAGTAAAAGAAATCCAAGCTGGATTGGATAAAGAACAAAAAAAAGCAATATCAGCAGCGGTCAAAAAATTAGGTGTTTATTTTAAAGAAGTAATTACTCCCATAGAAAATATTATTCACGATTTCGCTGTCGAGATACTGAAATCATTCCACAGTACATTCGTTCTTGATAACAATAAAGAAGTTAAAAGACTTCAAAAAGAAGTTGCGGCGGCGATCAAAGGAATTGAAGCATCTGGTAGAGAAGATGCGATGGAGATTCTAACCAAACAACTCTCAAAGCTAAAAAAAGCCGAAAATGTTTCCAGCGCTTCGGAAGGCTTTGTATTTGACTATGATGGAAAGACATACAAGTTTACAGGAAACTTTGCTCCTGCAAATCAACTTCTGGGATTATTCAAGTATGGAAGAGGCAAGATTCCTGCTTTGTCTAAACTGAATGAGGAAGTTGATATTGGGAAACAACTTATTCTTCTACCCGGAGGATTCAAGCCCCCGACCAAAGCTCATTACCAAATGATCAAATATTATGATGATCATCCTGAAGTTGGAAAAGTTCTTGTTCTCATCGGACCTTCTCCCAGAGGGAATTATGATAGAGAAACCTCTATGAAGATTTTTGATCTCTATGGAGCAGGCAGTCTTGATAAAGTAGAGATTGTGCAAACTGAATATAACTCTCCTATTCGAGCCGCATATGAGTTTTTGATTAGCGACCCAAGAAGAGAAGATTATAGACAGTTTTCTTTTGGAATGGGGGCTTCTGATAAAGACGGAGACGAAGCTAGGTCAAGGCAATTTGTAGAGTATTTTACAGAGAAAAGCCCTGATAAGCTTCCAGAAGGCTTTGATGTTGTTTTACCTCCTTGTTGCCCTGCGATTGGGGGAGACGAGCCAATAAGTGCTACAAATCTTCGCAAAGCTCTGGATGAGGAAGATTTAGACACAGTTGAAAGACTTATTCCTGACCATGTTGATCCTGCGGAACTAGTTAGTATTGTAAAGGGGCTAGAAGAAGTATCTTCAATGGCGGGAGGAAATGTCGCCATTGGCTCCGGAAGCAGACTCTTTAAGAGAGATGATGATGAAGAGCGAGAAGAGCAAAAAATTCGTGAACTTGTTAGAAGAGGTTTAAATATTATTATGGAAGAAAAAAACAGAGAACAAAAACTGAGAACTATAGTTCGAAAACTCATAAGTGAAAAGATGGGCAATAAGATTCTTCAAGAGCAAGAAGAAGATATGGCTGCCGGTAATCACTCTACAGCTATCAATTATCTTGAGAAAGTTCTCAAATCAATTATTCCCGGAAAGAGTGGCGGTTCTCAACTAGAGCCTGAATATGTTTCTCTTTCTAGGCCCGAGCAGAGAAAATCTTTTATAAAACATGTTATTCAGGGATTATATGATGAGTTGGCTCCCGGGATGTCATTAACTGGCCTTTTATCTCGTTTTGAGAAAAGGCGAGAACAATTTAAGGCCAAAGAAGCAGAGGCTTTAATGGAAGCTGAAGAGATTACAATAAAACTTGATGATGATGGGCTCCCGGGAGTTGAAGCTCCCGAAGAGGAGAAAGAGGAACCAACAGATGATTTCCCAGAAGAAAAGAAAATATCGGGAGAGAATTCCATTGGGAGAAAAGCTGCTTATAGATTTATAAAAGGTCAAATTGATAATATTCAAGGAGCTTTAAATGATCTGGAAGAAACTCCGGAAGAAAAGGCATCTCGAGAGTCGTCCGATCCAGAATCTGATGATCCCCAAGAAGAATATTTAGACTTTCTTTTCACAAATCTCATGCTTCATGCCTATAGGCTAGAGAATAAACACTTCGATTCAACTGATCAAGGTTCTGAAGATTTCTTTAAAAATATCGTCGATAAGGCGGATCAAGAAAGAGAAGGCGAAGGAGAAGGAGAAGAGCTTGAAGCCGATCTTGAAATAGAAACCGAGCCGGAACCAGAGGAAACTGAATTAACTCTTTGAGTTTTTAGCTTCTTTTTTGACTTTAGCTTTCTTTTCTTCTTTTTTCTTGCGAAGCTTGATCAAAACTACCTGTTCTTTTTTGTGGCTGGCCAGCTTATTCATTAGCTTCGTAACATCTGTTAAAAACTCACAAGACAAAATATTTTTATCTTTTTTTGCAAGGCTTTCCTCTATTGCGCTTTTGATTTCATCTGAATTATAATAAAGCATGGGTTCTGCATTTACATGTCTTTTTGGAATCCATGCCCTTACTTCAGCTTTATTGTCTTCTAGTTTTAAAATTTCAATATTTAACATTTCATTTTTCCTCTTCTGATTCAATCAGTTTTTTAATTTTTGAGTAAACTGCTGGACATAACCTTTTTATTAAATCTCTGTCATAGAGAAAATAATCGGTAAATGCGGACGCATAATATTCTCTTATTGATGTTGCGGCATACGGACTCGAAAAACACCCATGTATATATCCAGATAAAGTATTATACCCTATTTCGTCGTATAAATAAAAATCAAAATCTTCATCGTAGTTAATTTTTAAAAAATCTTGGATCTCAACTGGGTGGCCTTTTTGTTTTATAATATGATAAAGTTTTTTTCTTCTTGCTAGAAATTCGTCTTCTACTTTATTATCTCCATATATTTCATCCGTAAATTGAGCTTCCGTAGAGTGTGCAAGTTCATGAATAATATCGTCTAACATATCTAAATTATTATCTTGCTGGTTTGTTATATAAATTGCCCCATCTTTAAAAACAGCATTAATTTCTCTTTCATCAAATTCCGGAAGATGCGCAACATAGATTCCATCAACTCCGTAAAACAGTCCTTTTGGCACTGTTTTGTTTATCATGTTTATGATTTTTCCAACATTAGTTTTTTCCGGATCTAAATCATCAACGATAAAAAATGGGATATTTCCATGTACATAATATTCCCTCATTTGATGTCCTAGGAAATTATTGTGTCTTTCTTTCAAAACATTCCTGAGTGTCATTTTCACCTAAATCCTTAAAAAATTCAATATCTGTAATTGCTTGATCATATCCTCTTAAAAAGTTTTCTTCTGCAACAGAAAGAACAAATTCAGGAAATTCTTCAGCCATTACTTCCACTATCATTTCAACTGTTACTTCTTCGTCATCTTTTAATTTTTTATGTTCCCCGACAAAGTTAACTAAATATTGTTTGAGTTCCGTGTCTGTGTCAAATCGCCTTCTTTCTTCGAGAACATCTTTATATCTAATTGATTTCATTTTTTTACCTTTTGAATATATTATACATTAAATGTTAAACTTTTTTAATGCATCAATTGTATTATTGTGAATTTTTGCTTTAACTTCTATTTTTTCTCCGGTATGATCAGAAAATTTGTTCGAAATTAATACCCCGTCTTTTTTGTTGATTGCGCGGTAAACCTCGTCTATATCGATCCAGCCACATGCGTCATGCTCTGGATTTAAAGTACAAGGGAATTCGCTGGCGGATCCCATTAAAAATGTTGTGAATATTTCATCACCATGGTGTTCTTCATGCATATTTTCGTAATCTTTTCCGGAAAAATCATGACTGGCGCCAATTTCTTCCTTTGTTTCTCGGACTGCTGTTTGAAAAGCATCCTCTCCCTCTTCCGCTCCTCCGAATGGGCCAGTAAGCTCTCCTACATAATCTTCCTGTGCCGGGGCGCGTCTGATTAAAAGTATACTATCTTTATTTGGACAATAAATAATAAATCCGGCAGCAGCATTTTTTGATTCTTTTTTTTCTTCTCGTAGGTAACTTTTCCAATTATCTAAAACTTTATCAGTCATTTTATTTCCCTTTGGTTTTTTCGATGTTTGGCGGAGACAATTTATCTTTTCTAAAAACTGACAAAGATTTGACTAGCATTGTATAGACTTCTCTCGCATGCTCGGGATCCATTCCATCAGCCATTTCAGAATAATTACCCCAAGCTTCCATGATCGTCAATTTATTTTCCTTAAAAGATGTACAAATTAAACACATGTTTTTTCCCCCTTATTATAGTATTATAAATAGAATTCTCTTTTTAATTAAGACCTATTCTGTTTTTCGTTATAAAATCCTTGCAGCCAATGTTGCCGTTTTTGATCTCTCGCCTTTAATTAGCGTCACATGACCTGCAATCTCGTGTTCTTTAAATTTCTCAACGGCGTAAGTTAGCCCATTTGAGGTTTCATCAATATACACATTATCAATCTGTTCAATGTCGCCGGTCAATACAATCTTGGTGTTTTCACCCACGCGCGTTATAATGGTCTTTAATTCGTGTCTGGAGAGGTTTTGCGCTTCATCTACAATAATGTAAGCATTTGAGATTGAACGGCCTCTAATATACGTTAACGCTTCAATTTCGATGGTTCCATTGGTCATATATTCCTCCATCATCATTTTGTCATTGCCCATGAGGTATTGAAGGTTATCACGGATTGGAGCCAACCAAGGTCGCATCTTTTCTTCCATTGACCCCGGAAGATATCCAATGTCTCTTCCCATCGGTTGAACCGGCCGGGAGACAATTAATCTGCTATACATCTTGCCTTCCAAAACTTGTTGAATTCCTGCCGAAATAGCCGCAAGTGTTTTTCCAGAGCCGGCTTTTCCAATCAAAGTCACAATCGGAACGAACTCATCTAATAGGAGGTCCATAGCGAAGCTCTGCTCTTTGTTACGGGGCGTTATGACCCATTCCCAACCTTGGCCATCGAATACTCTATAAAGTGCCTTAGAATAGCCTTTAAAGCGCGATAAAGCAGTCTTCTTTTCGTTGGCGTTGGACACCATCATAACATATTGGTTCGGGAAGAGTTTTATGTCTTCTTTTTCGACAAAAACGTCCTTCCCGTCGTAAAACTGATCAATCACTTGGTCATCTACGAGATATTTTGTGAATCCTGTGTATAGGTCATTTGTGCTTCCAACAACTTGGCCGGCCAAATAACCTTCTGCGGGAATCCCCAGAGCATCACATTTTACTCTCATATTGATGTCCCGAGAGACAACAATAACTTTTCTCTTTGGATTTATCTTCTTTTCGGTTATAGCAACCCCAATAATCTGATTATCTGGGTTCTTTTTATCAAAACTCTCTGGAAGATCAGCAGGGTCATAAGGTTTGCATGAAATAATCCCTTTTCCCTTTCCAATTCGGACTCCTTTATAGAGGCTTCCTTTTTCTCTTAATTCGTCAAAGATCCTAATGATTGATCTTGCTTGCGCTCCAACTCCATCTTGTCGTGTTTTATGTTTGTCGATTTCTTCTAACACCTTAAGAGGAACAACTATATCATTATTTTCAAAGGAACGAATTGCATTAGCATCTGTTAGATATACGCTCGTGTCTAGAACATAAGTTTTTTTGGCCATGATAATTTCCTGTAATAAAAACCACTTTTATATAAATAAATAGTTCATCAGCATGAAACACGCAATTCCATCACTAGTTATTAATAAGGCGGGGCTTTTTATCTAAAGGAGGTAAACTGGTTAAAAATTAGGAGATTTTTAAAATGAGAAAGATCACACTCTTCACACTGTTCCTTCTGTCATCGGGTTTTATTTTGACAACCATTGGCGGATGTATTTCTACGGCACGTAGTGTCGTTAATGTCAAAAAAGTATTTCCACGCAAATCTTTTGTGTTCATGAAGAAAAAAACAACATTTTTTCAATGTGCCAAAAATCAGTGCAAAATAGTTTATCGAGGTAAAATGACTGGTAGTGCCTCTGTCATCCATCATGAGAAGAATAGAACATATCTTATGACCGCTGCTCATATGATTTGGATGCTTCCTATTCACCCTGTTCGAAAGTTACTTTTGGAGGTAAAAGGTAAACTGAAGCATGTTTCAACCTATACTTTCACTGACTTCTATGGAAAAAAATACGGATTAAAAGAAGTCATTAAGTCAGATAAGAAAACTGATTTGGCTATTGTTTCTATTAAGAGAACCGCAATACCTGCAATACCATTATCCCATCAAGCTCCCAAGGTAAAGGAAAGATTATTCAATGTCGCAGCCCCTGCTGGTATATTTGAGAAAGGTCTTGTTTTATTTTTTGAAGGTCGATTTATGGGCTATTCAAATGACAAAAGTTGGACCGGGCAAGCTCCTAGGATTGCTTTGACAAACATTCCAGTTGTTGGAGGATCTTCTGGATCTCCTATTTTAAATATGAATGGAGAAATAGTTGGAATGGTTTCTGCTGCTCATAGAAGATTTCATCATATTTCACTTTCTCCAACTCATAAACAGGTATATGATTTCTTTCATAAATACCTTAAAAAACATGGGTTTGGATTCTGTGCCTTGCCTATTGATAAAAATCATACTAGAGTAAGACAAGACTGATTATTTCTTTTTCTTCTTGTTTAATTCTTTTTCTTGAACTTCGGGCCTAGTTCTTACCTTCACAACAAAACCTTTGGCTTGTTTAGAGATTTTAACATCTAAGCGAGCCATAACATCTTCATTTAAGTATTCCTTTCTCTTATCCCAAGCTTCTTGGAAAGTCTTATATACAGCTACGTTATTCCAAAAATATATTTTCTTTTCTTTACTCATGACTTAATCCTTAATAAAAATTAATAAATATAATATCTTTTATAATAAGAAATATTATATCATATATCCTTTTCTTTGTCAAGTATTTCTTTTCTTATTTTTTCTTTAATTTTAAACTTGTTTAATCTCTTATCAAATGTTTTTATATCCAGCCCCAATAATCTTGAAGCTTCGACCTTTGATCTGGTGCTGGATAAGGCAAAATTATATATTGCTTCTTTAACTAAGTTATCTACAGATCTTAAAATCTGAAGTCCATACAAATATCCTCCCGCAGCTTTAACTGCTAACTCCAATTTAATCGTTATCAAATCTTCCAGAGAAACATTATCCATTTTTGATAAAAAGTTTTTATCAATTTTTCCTTTACTTTTTAAGCTTTTTATGATAGAATATTCTTTGTTCAAACCAAAGTTCTTATTCTTGTTGTTCCAACTCATTAACACCTTCTTTCTATTTTTTATTATACTACATCTTAATATTATTTTTAATTTATATTATAATACTCCATAGGATATAGGAGGAGAAAATATGAAAGAAGAAAATGAAGATAAAAAAATTAAAGTATTGACGATTTCGGATCACCCGTTTAGTCCATCCGGTGTTGGGACTCAAACAAGATACGTAATCGAATCCCTGCTGAGGACCGGAAAATTTGAAGTTGTCTCTTTTGCCGGCGCAATGAGGCATGACAATTATCAGCCACAAAAAACAGAAGAATGGGGCGATGATTTAGTAATCTTCCCAGTTGATGGATATGGCGACCAAGAATCACTCAGATCAATCATAAGAAATCAAAAACCTGATATTCTTTGGTTTATGACAGATCCAAGATTTTATTCATGGTTATGGGAGATTGAGAACGAGATTAGGCCTCTTATGCCTATGGTTTATTATCATGTTTGGGACAACTATCCATATCCTACATTTAATGGAAAATATTATAATTCAAATGATTTTATTGGTACGATTTCAAAAGTTACGGATGATATCATAAAAACTGTTTCACCTGATGTTGAATCAGCGTATATACCACATTCTGTGGATCCGACTTGGTTTAAAAAATTGGATGACGAAAGAATTAACAAATCAAAGAAAAAGATCTTCCAAGATAACATGCTGGATGATGACGGAAATGAAAAAATGGTATTCTTTTGGAATAATAGAAATGCAAGAAGAAAACAGTCCGGATGTTTGGTGTGGTGGTTTAAAGAGTTTTTAGATAAAATTGGTCACGACAAAGCAGTTTTGATGATGCACACAGAGCCGAAAGATGATCATGGACAAGATTTGGAAGCGATTGTGGAAGAATTGGACCTTAATAATGGAGAAATAGTTTTTTCAACAACAAAATTGCAACCTGAACATTTAGCAGAAATTTATAATGTAGCAGACTGTACGGTCAATATCGCTGATGCTGAAGGCTTTGGGCTTGCGACCATGGAATCTCTTGCTTGTGGAACTCCAATCCTAGTCAACATGACAGGAGGCCTCAAAGAACAGGTCACAAACGGAGAAGAGTGGTTTGGGATTGGAGTTCAGCCTTGCTCTAGGTCGATTATCGGATCACAAGTAGTGCCATATATTTATGAGGATCGTGTTCATAAAGAAGATTTTTTAGAAGCAATCGAGAAAATGTATGATGCTTGGAAAAATAATACAGAAGAGTATAAACAATGGTCGGAAAGAGGTCTTGAACATGTTGAGAAAAATTACAATTTCGAAAAATATTGTGAGAAATGGGTTGAGGTTATGAAAAATATTCATGAAAAACATGGCTCTTGGGACACTCGTAAGGGCTATAAATCATGGGAATTGCGAGAGGTCATTTAAATGAAAAAGAAAATTATTATTAAAGGCCCTTTTCTCTCTCGATCCGGATATGGAGAACAAGCTAGATTTGCTCTTCGTTCTCTCCGCACAAAAGAGGATCTATTTGACATTTTTTTGATTAATATTCGATGGGGCACCACCGGCTGGCTTTGGGAAGACAACGAAGAAAGAAAATGGATTGATGAACAAATTAAAAAAACAGTTCATTATATCGAGGAACATAAAAAACACAATGTCCAACCTCAATTTGATATGTCCCTACAGGTTACGATCCCACAGGAGTGGGAACAAATGGCACCAATTAATATTGGATATACAGCGGGAACCGAATCAACAAAGATGTCGCCACAATGGATCGAAAAGTCTAAAATGATGGACAAAATTCTTGTTACATCAGTTCATACAAAATATGCTTTTGAGAATACATCTTATAAGGCACAGAACCCTCAAACTGGAGAAATTCTTGATTTTGAAAATGATACACCTTTGGAAGTTGTTTCATACCCAGTTCGCCAATTCGAGCCTTGCGGGAATTTTAAATTGGACTTAAGGCATGATTTTAATTTTCTTTGTAATGCTCAATGGTCGCCAAGAAAAAACGTTGAAAATACGATTAAGTGGTGGATAGAAGAATTTTGGGATCAAGAAGTTGGTTTAGTTGTAAAAGGTAATGTATCTAACAATTCTTATATGGATAGGCTTGCCACAGAAAAACGTTTACAGTCGATTCTAAAAGATTATAAAGATAGAAAATGTTCTGTATATTTGCTCCATGGAGATTTATCCGAGAGCGAGCTTGCGTCACTTTACCAGCACGACAAAATTAAGTGCTTTATTAACCTAGCACATGGTGAAGGTTTTGGTCTTCCGGTTTTCGAAGCAGCTTATTATGGCATGCCCGTGATTGCTCCTAATTGGGGCGGAGTCGTTGATTTTCTTTATGCTCCCAAAAAGGACAAAAAAGGAAAAATAAAAAACAAACGCTATTTTACAAAAGTTGATTATGATATAAAACAAATTCAACAAGAAGCAATTTGGGAACCTATCTTAATTAAAGATTCAATGTGGTGCTTTCCGAAGCAGGGTAGCTACAAGATGGGATTAAGAAAGGTTTTTAAACAATATGATCTAGTGTCGAAAGAAGCAAAAAAGCTTCAAAAGTGGCTTTGTAAAGAATTCTCAGAAGAGAAAAAATATATGGAGTTTGTTGAAAATATTATTTCTAAAGAAGAGTTAGAATTAGCAAATGAGATCGAAGAAATGTTTAAAGATTTAAATGAATGATGGAAGAATATATCTTAATATCGGATATGTTTTTGGGAGACTATACCGGAGGCGCTGAATTAACTACAGACGCTATTATTGAAACCAGAAGGGACCAAATATCTAAAATAAGATCTCGTGAGATAACATCTGACTTCATTAATGAAAATTGTGAAAAAACATGGATTATTGCTAATTGTATGGATATATCTTTTTTGTTAAAAATGAAGATCATAAAAAAAGTAGCTAAATATTATTTCATAGAATATGATTACAAATATTGTAAATTCAGGAATCCTATTTTTCACAAATTTGTAAACGAAGATTGTGCTTGTGAAAAAGAGAGTGTCGGGAAGATAAATTTATTATTAATTGCAAAATCATGTGGTGTTTTTTTTATGTCCGAGGGTCAAAGGAAATTATATTTAGAGAAATTTCCAATTTTAGAAAAGACAAAAACATATGTATTAAGTTCTGTTTTCTCTAAAGAAATTCTCGAATTTTTTAAAGATTACAGTATTCCGAAAAAAAATAATAAGTGGGCGATTCTTGGATCCAATATGCCCGTTAAAGCAACTAGGAAAACTGTTAGTTATGCTAAATTAAAGAAATATCAATATGAAGTTCTTGGCAACCTGCCTTATAAAAAGTTTATTAAAAAAATATCTCTTTTTAAAGGATTGATCTTTCGTCCCGGTGCGCTTGATACTTGTCCTAGAATTGTCATAGAAGCTAAATTATTAGGTTGCAAATTAATTTTAAATGAAAATGTACAACATAAAGACGAAGATTGGTTTAAGCAAGAAAAAGGAGATATAATTAAGTACCTTGAAGGTCGTTCAGCTTTTTTTTGGGATATAATTGAAGAAAAGAAAATTTAATGAGACGAAGCGTATTAATAACCGGAGGAGAGGGATTCCTAGGATCTAATTTAATAGAGTACCTAATATTGAACACGAATTATAGAATTTTTTCTATTTCTAAAAATAAAATATGTAATGATTATCCTAGTGAAAGGTTTATCTCCATACAACACAACTTGCTGGATCCTTTTAAAGAAAATTTAAAAACAAAGTTAAAAAAAATAGATTATATTATTCACCTTGCCGGAAGCTCTGATGTGAAAAAGAGCATGCTGTTTCCTTTAGAGTCCTTTGAAAATAATGTAATTACAACAATCAATTTGCTAGAATTTGCAAGATTAAACATAATTGATTTAAAACAATTTTTATTCTTTAGTACGGCAGAAGTTTTCGGCCCTTCCGAGAACAATAAAAAATTTAAAGAAGAAGATAAGTATAATCCCCACAGTCCATATGCAGCATCAAAGGCTGCAGCCCAAGAAATGTGTCTTATTTATTTTAAAACTTTTGGATTACCTGCTATAATAACAAATGTTATGAACATTTACGGTAAACACCAGATAAAAAATAAATTTATTCCTAAAATGATAGAGATGATTTCAAGTGGAAAAAAAGTTTTTTTACACGCTAGCGATGGCCCGGATAGAAGGAATTACCTCCACGTAAAGGATATTTGCAATTCTATTACATTTTTAATGAAAAAAGGCTCTCCCGGGGAAAAATATAATATCGTATCTGATATTGATACAAACAATCTTGAGATTGTGAGAATTATTTCCGAGATCCTTAATAAAGAGTTAAATTATGAATTAATATCTCCCACAAAAAAACACGGACATCATACGCTTTCATTACTGGACGGAAACAAACTCCGGAACTTGGGATGGAGTCCTAAAATATCTTTAAAGTTTGGATTGAGGAGCTTTATAAACAATGAATAATCACTTTAAAATAATAACGCCATCATATAATAATGAAAAATGGATCCGGGCTTGTATAAACAGCGCCAAAAGGCAAAAATATACAAATTATCAATGTATTATTATTGATGATTGTTCAGAGGATAATGGCTCAGAAATAATAAAAAAGGAAATAGCGGGAGATTCCAGATTTGTTTTTATTCAAAATACCGAGAAAAAGCTAGCTTTAAGGAATATTTATGAAGCAATTGAGTTTTCAAACCCAAGTGAAGAAGATGTTATCATCACATTAGATGGGGATGATTTTCTCTATAAAAACGATGCTTTGGAAAAAGTGAACCAAGTGTATAATGAGACCGGATGCTGGATAACATATGGCAGTTATGCTGAATTTCCATCCAATAAGAGGGGAAAATTTTCTAGACAAATCCCGGATGAAATTATAGAAAACAATTCTTTTCGAGAGTCAGAGTGGATGAGTTCTCACATGAGAACCTTTAAACATAAATTATGGAAAAAGATTAAGAAAGAAGATCTTCTCGAAGAAGATGGTCGCTTTTGCGACGGCGCATGGGATATGGTTTTTATGTTTCCGATGCTAGAAATGTCGGGATTCAAGAGTTCCTATATAGAAGATATCTTGTACATTTATAATAGGACAAACCCACTAAATGAAGATAAAGTTAATTATAAAAAATTAATGGCCTCCGAAATGAAAATAAGAGGCATGAAAAAGTATGAAAGGATCGAATTATGATTTTTACATATTTTCAAGGTGGCCTAGGAAATCAAATGTTTCAAATCTCCGCAGCAAAATCGATAGCAATTGATAATAACACGGAGGCTATTTTTAATTTAGATCATCATGATTTACCCAAGCAGGGAAGGAAATGTGAAAATTATTTGGATTCTATTTTTCGCAATATAGAGTTTTCAAAAGATTATAAGATAATTCGCGTATATCGCGAGCCCTCCTATTCCTATCAAAAGATACCATATATTCCCGGCGCTTGTTTGGTGGGTTATTTTCAATCTGAGAAATATTTTATTCACAACAAACAATCAATTAAGGATTTGTTTTCAATAGATGAAAAAAGTGAAAAAATAATAAACGATAAATATTCTGAAATTTTAAGCAAAAATCCCGTCTCTGTACATGTGAGAAGAGGTGATTATCTCGAGGATAAAGATTATCACCCAGTATGTTCGAGGGAATATTATGACAAGGCGTTTAGCATGTTTTCAGAGAACACATCTTATCTATTGTTTAGTGATGACATTGGGTGGTGCAAGGAAAATTTCATCGGAGAAAACTTCTATTTTGCTGAAGATAACGAGGATTATATAGATTTATTTTTAATGTCTATGTGTTCCCATAATATAATCGCTAATAGTAGCTTTAGTTGGTGGGCGGCATGGTTAAATAATAACGAAGATAAGAAAATTATTGCACCAAAGAAATGGTTTGGAAAGTCGTCTAGTAATAATACAAAAGATTTGGTACCGGAAGAATGGGAAAGAATTTGATATCTCGAGAAGAAAAGTTACAACAAATTTTAACTTTAGTTGAAGAATTTATAGACTCGAAAGAATTGGTCTGGCGCCCGGGCCAAGACTGGATTTATTTATGAAGAATATTTGATGATATCAATAGCAATACCGGCATATGAATCAAAAGGCAGAGCAGAAGAGTTTGCTAGATTTCAATTTGAGTCTTTTGTGAAGCAAACTTATCAAGATTTTGAAGTAGTTATTTCTGATCATAGCCAAGATAATATTATTAAAAATGTTTGCGAAGAATATAGGGATAGACTTAATATTAGGCATATTTTTAATGATGAAAGAAGAGGTATAAGTTCGTTTAACATTAATAATGCCATCAAATATTGTAGAGGGGAAATTATCAAATTTTTGTGGTTTGATGATTTTTTGTGGAACGAATATAGTTTGCAGTATACTTACGAAGCTTTTGATTTTGACACAAATTGGCTTGTTAGCGCTTGTGAACACACTAAAGATGATGGAAAAACATTTTATCGGACTTTTTATCCGAGATACAATGAAGAAATTTATTTAGGAAATAATACCATTAGTAGCCCTAGTGTCCTTTCTATTAGAAATGGAAAGGACAGAATATATTTTGATAACCGTTTGATATGGTTGATGGATGTTGATTATTATAAAAAATTATATGACAAATACGGATTACCTAAAATTTTAAATAAAATTACTGTCGTCAATAGAGACCACAAGAACCAACTAACCCACACCATGAATACATCGGTAAAAGAACGAGAACTCTACTTGATGAAGGAGAAATATAAAAGTGCTAAAAAAACAAAAAAACAAAGGAGAAAACAACATGAGCGAAAATAAAGAGAACAAAAGCACCGATATGGAGAAAATAATTAAATATATATGCTTCAATAAATTGAGTTGTTTATGCGGCGCCGATGAGCACCTAGGTTCATCAATAAATTTACAAAGATTAGTAAAGTGTTTGGAATTAACTAAAGACATTCCGGGAGATTTTGTTGAAACTGGCGTTTGGAGGGGCGGAGCGAGCATGCTTGCGCAAGCTTTTTTCATGAAAAATAAAATTAATAAGAAAGTCTATGCAGCAGATTCCTTTGAGGGCCTCCCTCGACCGCAGGTGGAAAAATACCCTGTTGATGCAGGCGATATACATTTTAAATTTCCGTCATTATCGGTTTCCCGGGAAGAAGTTGAAGAAAATTTTCGACAAATTAACCTACTTAATGAAAATGTAATTTTTGTTGAAGGGTGGTTTGAAGATACTCTCCCTATTTTACGAGAGAGTCTTGATAAGATTTCATTGCTTAGGTTAGATGGAGATATGTATGATGCTACATGGAATAGCTTAGTTAATCTTTATGACAAGCTTTCAATTGGTGGCATAATTATAATCGACGATTATAGTACGCATTTTCGGTGCAAAAAGGCAGTTCTAGATTTTAGAGAAAAATATGAGATTACAGAAGAAATAAAAGATCCAGAAGAGCCTGATGATTATTTTGGTCTTGGCTCGACATCAACTGGGCGCTCTAGTGGAGGTGTTGCTTGGTGGATAAAAGAAAAATAACATGAGCAGCATGAATAAGTCTAAAATAGAAAAACTTAAACTAGACAACATAACATTACTAGCATTAGGCTCTACTCAAATTAATGAAAATTTGATGGCATTAAAATATAGCACTAAAAATATAGATTTCGGAGCTGTTAAATTTATCTCCCATGAACGTCCTAAAAAGATACCAGACAATATTAAATTTGAAAAGTTTAATGATTTTGAAAATATAAATTTTAAAGAGTTTAGCTATTATTGTATTTATAAACTTGTAGAACATGTAAATACTGATTTTATGTTGATGGTCCAACCTGACGGATTTGTTATCAATCCGGAATCTTGGACTGATGAATTTTTAGAATGGGATTATTTGGGCGCCCCATGGCCAAATCAAAAAGATTCTTTTATTGATCCGTTTGGTAACCAGCAAAGAGTTGGCAATGGCGGGTTTACCTTGAGAAGCAGAAAAGTTTTAGAAGTTCCTTTAATTGAAGATATACCTTTCGAAGTTAATCAAGGAACATTCTATAAACATATGAATGCCGGATGCTATAATGAAGACGGCAATATCTGTGTACATAATCGTCATCTTTTTGAGAAACATGGAGTAAAGTTCGCTCCGGTGGAATTAGCAGCGAAATTTTCTCATGAAATTCCAGTTCCTGAAACTAAGGGAATAATAAAGCCCTTTGGTTTTCATAGATACTTCCCGGGAACCTATCCACGAAGATTTGATTTTAAGACATATGTAAAGGAGCCAGAGTGAATACCTTGAAAAAAATAAAGAAAAATTTTTTAGTTGTGAGCGATTATAATTGGCTGCCACAAAATTTAGAAGAATCGTGGGTCTGTAAATACACCGATAATTACTTAATTTACGATCGAGCCCACAGGTTTGAAGAGTCTGATAAAGTAAAACATCAAAAAAATGTTGGCCAAAATGTATATGATATATTTGATTTTATTGTTACTCATTATAATGATCTACCAGATGCAACAATTTTTTGTAGAGCATGTGTACACTACCCAAAGAAAACCCCGGATGGGGAGTCATACGGCAATTGCAGCGAAGAAAAGTTTGTTAGTTTAATGAATAACGATACATTTACGGAGCTTCACGATTTTGGTCCGGAAGTACATAATGGAACTAGTAGTAAAATGGCGGAGGATGGCGGGTTTTTAGAAATTAATAACAGTTGGTATTTGCACCATGTTCCATGGAAACATTTCAGTAATTTAAATACTTTTTTAAGAGACGTATATATAAATCCTGAAATTCCTAGATATATAAGATTCTCCCCCGGGGCAAATTATGTAATCCCCAAAGATGACATTTTAAAGTATAGTAAGAATTTTTATGAAAAGATAAGAGAATATCTCAGTTGGGATTGTGTAATAGGAGAAGCCCATATATTAGAACGATGCTTGTATACGATTTTCACATGTGATTACAAAGTAAAAGAAAAGTATAGGTGATTTTTAATGGCAACTATAAGGGCTTTTATGTTTCATGATATTCGGGACTTTGAAGATACAAATTTTCCTGATAGATATAAATTACGTTCGTTCTTAACAAAGAGGCAATTTATACATCAAATTGACTTAATCAAGAGTAGATATCACATAATAAAGAGTACTGACGTTCATAATATAAATTTAAATGAGGATAGGAATGACTATGCTGTTTTAACTTTCGATGACGGCTTATCCGATCATTTTTATGTATACAATTATTTGAAATCTATAAAAGCCAAGGCCACTTTTCTAGTTCCAACGGCTCCAGTCATGGAACAGAAGATGATACATTCTCATAAAATACAATTTATAATCGCATCTGCAAATGAAGAAACTTTGGTACGAGAAATATTAGGGAATTTTGTTAATAAGGGAGAAATTTGGGACAAGTATTCAAAAACAAAGTGGAGAGATAACTGGTGGTCAAAAGAAATGATTTTTTTAACTAATTTTCTTAGAAATTATAATACATCTTCTTTTGATAATCATACATATGCTGATTATTTGTTTAAAAAATATGTCTCCAAAGACCCTGAAAAATTTATTAAAGATTTTTATTTTAATCAGGATCAATTGAGGGAAATTAGCAATAATGGGGATATGACCATAGGAGGCCATGGATATACTTCTGATAATTTGTTGTTGATAGACAATGTTGAACATGATATAGAAGGGTCTTATAAATTCGTAAAGAAATATTCTGATGATTTTGTGTTTTCTTATCCCAACGGAGGATTTGACGAAAATATTAAAAGCGTTTTGAAAGAATGTGGATGCTCTCTTTCGTTCACTATCAACCCTAAAACAATAACTAATTTAGATTTTGTTGATTATTTGGAATTTCCTAGGTATGATGCACCTCAAAAAATAGAGGTCATATGAAAATAGTATATTACGGATATAGAGACTGGTCATTTGATATTTTTAGAAATGTCAAATTAAAGGATAAATATTTAATTACAACACAAGATTATGATATAATCGAAAGTGTCGATCCGGATTTGGTTTTCTTCGTGGGATGGAGTTATATAATACCTGATCATATAGTAAATAATTATACCTGTGTATGCTTACATCCCTCACCTTTGCCAAAATATAGAGGAGGGAGCCCGATACAAAATCAGATATTGAATAATGAAAAAGAAAGCGCTGTAAGTTTTTTTATTATGGATGAAGGACTGGATACGGGTGATATTTTATATCAATCAAGCTTCAGTTTAAATGGCTCCTTGGGCGATATATTTGATAGGATATCGATCTTGGGAGATGAGGGAATTAATTATATTATAGACAATTTTAATGATTTGGTGAAGATAAGAACAAAACAAAACAATAATAACGTCAGTTTTTTTAAGAGAAGAAGGAAAGCTGATAGTGAAATAAAATTATCTGATTTTGAAAAATATGATCCTGAATATCTCTATAATAAAATACGATGTTTAAATGATCCGTACCCTAACGCATTTATAAAATGTAAAAATGGAAGAAAATTGTTTATTATATCTGCAAGAATCGAGCCTTAAATGAAAAACGAAAAAATATTTATAACCGGCGGCGCCGGGTTTCTGGGCAGGAATTTAGTAGATAGGTTACACAAAGATAACGAAATAACAATTTATTCTAGAGACGAAGCCAAACATTATTATATGAAAAAAGACTATCCAAACGTCAATTTTTCCATTGGCGACATTAGAAATAAAGATCTTCTAATCAGAAAATCAAAAAATCATACTGTTGGAATCTTTGCTGCTTCATTAAAACAGATCGAGGCTTGCAATAGCGATTATGAAGAAGCTTCTAGAATAATAATTGATGGCGCATTTAATTCTAGGCTAGCCGCAGAACAAAACAATTTCAAATCTGCCTGCTTTATATCATCAGATAAAAGTAGAGCTGCAACAACATTATATGGCGCTATGAAATATGTTGCGGGTGAGGGGTTTATATCTGGTAGATCTAGTTGCAAATTAACAACAGCTATATATGGAAATGTGATGAATTCTAGCGGCTCTATAATTCCATTAATATGGAATTTTATAAAAAAAGGAGCTACCTTGGAATTATATGGCGATGAAATGACTAGGTTTTTATTAGATGTTAAAGATGCTATTGACTTGATAATGAAATCTGTAAACTATGAAAATTGCAATATTGTTCCGATAGCTAATTCTTTCAAAATTAAAGATTTGTTCGATATATACGAAGAAGAATTTGGATTGTCATATAGAGTTACCGAACCTAGAGTTGGTGAAAAGATTCATGAAATAATGGCGTCTAGTGAAGAAATTAGAAGAATGGAATTGATAGAAAAAGAAGGCATTTATTTATTATATCCAAAGAAAAATATAAATAAGATAAATTTTATTAATAATGAATATTCGTCTAGGGATTATTGCTTATCCAAGGATGATTTATGCAAATTTTTGAAAACTAAGAATTTTTATCAAAAATGAAAATAATAATATTTGGCTCAAATGGAATGTTAGGAAGTTATTTAAAACTTCATCTGGAAAAAGAATATAGCGTTATGGCATTAACTAGGAAGGATATTGACTTATCATTCATCGATGAAGCAAGGTTATTAGCTTTTATGTTTGACAATATAGCTGCGAACGATGTTGTGGTGAACGCATGCGGAGTTATAAAGCAGAGAGATTATAACGTGATTGAAATGTTGATGGTCAATAGTATTTTCCCTCATATTTTGGCAAAATTTAAAAAATATGTTGGATGTGATATTATACATATAACAACCGATTGCGTGTTTAGCGGTTCTAGGGGAGGTTATGTGGAATCAGATAATCACGACTGTATCGACGACTATGGCAAAAGCAAATCTTTGGGTGAAAATTTAACAATAACGAATATCAGAACGTCAATAATTGGAGAAGAGAAATTAAACAAAAGATCTTTACTTGAGTGGGTTATTTCCAATAAGGGGAGAGCTATTGACGGCTATCAAAATCACTTCTGGAATGGCATAACTTGTTTGGAATTATCAAAATTGATTAAAAATATTATAAAAAATAATTCATTTTGGTCCGGTGTGAAGCATGTATTTTCGCCTGATATTGTTTCTAAATATGAACTGGTTACTATGATAAATGACGTTTATGATTTAAATATGACTATAAGTAAAAAGCAAACTGATAAATGTTATAGGGATTTGTCAACATCCATGGAAAGAGTGATCGAAAAACCTCTATATGAGCAAATACTGGAATTAAAAGATTTTAATTTAAAAGAGAAAATAAAGGATAGGAAATTATGATAGTAAATGAGCTATATAATGGATCGGGCCTTGGCAACCAACTATGGAGATATACCGTCACAAGAGTAATTGCCTTAAATAATGGTTATGAATATGGTATAATGAATCCACAAAAATTCAAGGCGCCAAGAATAATGAATTTAGATTTTGGTAAAGAAGTCATAGGGGGCTCAGGCCCGGAAGGAGGGCCACCAACTTCATTACCAGAGGGGATTGAAAGATACTACGAAGAAAAGGCGCTTATTCATCCAGATTTTAATTGTGATTGTAGGTTATACGATCCAGATTTGGCAAACATTTCGGATAATACAAAGATTGATGGTAACATGGAATCAGAAAAATATTTAGAAGGAAGAAAGGATGAAGTTAGGCAGTGGCTTAAAATAAGAGATGATAAGCAAATTCGCAGTCTTTCCAGAGATAATATTTGCATCTTGTCCTTCCGCGGCGGCGAATATATTGGGGTAAAAGATTTATTTTTGCCACAATCTTATTGGCATAATGCCATGAAAATAATGAAACAGCGCAATCCAAATATGCAATTTAAAGTAATAACTGATGATCCATACACGGCAAAAGGAATGTTTCCTGATCTTTCTGTGTTTCACTATAATACAGAAGTTGATTGGGTACTCGTTAGAAATGCTAAGAACATTATAATGTCGAATTCTAGCTTTGCTTGGATTCCAACTTGGATTAACGATGAAATTTTAAATGTTATTGCCCCAAAGTATTGGGGAAGGCACAATGTTTCAGATGGATTTTGGGCCCAAGGAGATTCTTTGACAAAAGGTTGGGAATATCTTGATAGAGAAGGCAGCCTTTTTTCTTATGAAGAATGTAAAAGAGAGAAAGATAGGTATGAAGAAGATAATATTGAGCTTTATAAAATTTATGGGAGAGGGTGATGAAGCCAAAAATATATGATTGTTTTCCGTTTTTTAATGAATTAGATCTTCTAGAGATAAGATTAAATTATTTAGACTCGGTAGTTGATTATTTTGTTCTGTGTGAATCCAAAGTGACCTTTTCTGGAATTTCAAAAAAGTTATTTTATGAAGAAAATAAAGAACTTTTTAAAGAGTTCGAACATAAAATAATACATGTAATAGTAGATGATACGCCACAGGAATTAATTGGTGTCGACCCATTTAGAACGGACCAGCACCAGAGAAATTCTATTATCAAGGGGTTACAAAATTGTTCTGACGATGATATAATTATAACGAGTGATCTAGATGAGTTTCCGAATTTTAATAGAATCAAGAATCTTAAAGAGTTTTATAAGCCAAACATTTTATTTCATCTGGCGCAGGGCATGTATTACTATTATTTTAATCTTAGAGAAACATCTGGAAATTTATTGTCCCACAGCGGAGAATTTGAAGGAATTAAAAATAAAAAGTGGTTGGGAACAAAAATTTGTAATTATGGATTTTTAAAAGAACATGGAGTTGACAAGTTAAGGCATCCTTCTTTGAGGGAAGGTGGCACGAGAATTGATCAAGGCGGTTGGCACTTTACATATGTTGGAGGACACAAAGAAACAACGGCGAAACAGAGGGTGTTATTGAAAATAGAATGTGCCGCACATCAGGAGTTTAATAATTCATTTTATAAGACAAATGTGCATAAAAACATAGAAGAGAATAAGGATGTATTTTTTAGAGATTCTAAATTTGAAATTGTAGAGTTGGATGGCAATTTTCCTGATTATATTGTCAAGAATAGAAATAAATTTAAGCATTTAATTAAAGAGTTAGAATGAAATGAAAAATATTTTTAAGGATATTAAAGTTTTTAATCCTAAAGTATTTGTTGACAAAAGAGGGATATTTTTTGAGTCTTATAGCTTCGAGATGGAGGGAATTTTAAAGCAAGAATTTGCACAAGACAATCATTCTTACTCTTATAAAAATGTTATAAGAGGTCTTCATTACCAGTGGGACAAGCCTATGGGGAAATTTGTTCGTGTTGCGAGTGGAGCAATTATAGATTATTTTGTAGACATCAGAAAAGACTCTCCAACATATGGACAATACGATTCTATCCATTTAAGTGGGGAAAACAAAATTGCTATTTGGATTCCGCCGGGATTTGCACATGGCTTTGAGACATTGGAAGACAGCGCAATTGTGTTATATAAATGCACGGCATTCTATAACAAAGGTGGTGAATCAGGAATTAATCCGCTTGATAAACAAATTAATATTCCATGGAAAATGGATAAATCAGATATGATAATATCGGATAAAGACGCGAGTTCGCAAACATTTGCTGAATATTCTTTGGAGCCTAAATTTTAAGAAGGAGAAAAAAATGAAAATTGTTGTAACTGGTGGTAGAGGATTTATAGGAAGCCACTTTGTTGAACGAGCTTTGATAGAAGGCCATAGTATTGTCGATATTGATAAGCTTGGATATGCTTCAAACGCAGAACTTCCATGGGATAATCACCCAGATTATAAATTTATTGAAGAAGATATTAGCGAAATTAATCATATTCCCTTTTGTGATGTGTTAGTTAATTTTGCAGCAGAAAGCCATGTTGATAATTCTATTAATGATACTGATCCATTTGTTAAGAGTAATGTGATTGGTGTGCATAATTTGCTTGAATTGGTGAGAGGGAAACCTTCTTATGAACGGCCTTTGTTTTTTCATATAAGCACAGATGAAGTATACGGAGATATATTGGAGGGAGAATTTTCAGAAGAAGATAAACTAACGCCCAGCAATCCATATTCTGCAACGAAAGCGGCCGCTGAAATGCTTGTTTTAGCATATAATCGCACATATGGCATAGACTATATTATATCGAGAAGCAGCAACAATTATGGCGATCGACAATATGAGGAAAAATTAATTCCAAAATGCATTTCCAGCATCAAGGGGAATAAAAAAATACCAATTCACGGAGATGGAACATATATTAGGGATTGGCTTTATGTAAAAGATAATGTGGATGGGATATTCGCCATTATTGAAAGTGGTGTGAAGAACGAAATTTATAACATTTCTGCTGAAAATTATATGACCAATCTTGAAGTTGCAGATACGATTTTGTCTTGGCATGATCGCACTAGAGAAATGATACGATTTGTTGAAAATCGATGGGGCCAAGATTTGCGATATGCAGTCACTTCTTTGAAATTAAGGAATTTGGGCTGGAAACCAAAACATGAAAAAGGCTTGTTTAAATGGTTTTAAAGCCCTTAAAAAAAGTATTTTTAACCGGCGGAAGCGGAACTCTCGGTATTGAAATGAGAAAAAAATCTCCTCAATTGATTGCGCCTTCGAAGGATGAATGTAATATACTTTTGCTTGGGCAAATTGAGAAAAACTTAGACATTTATAAGCCAGAGATTTTCATACATGCCGCCGGATTTACCAACGTCAAGAGCGCTGAAGAAGACTCTGATAACTGTATTGATATTAATGTGATGGGAACTATTAATGTCATTAAAGCATGTCGAAAGAGGGGGATAAAGTTGGTATTTATTTCTACTGATTATGTCTTTGATGGGAAAAGGGGGTATTATAAACTAGATGATCCCATTAATCCGTTATCATATTATGCTAAGACAAAAGGAGCAGCAGAATTAATTGTTCGAACTTACCCAAATCATTTAATTATACGAACTTCGTTTTTTGGGTATGATTTTCCTTATGATAAAGCTTTAATTGATCAATGGACAACAAAAGACTATGTTGATATAATTGCGCCAAAAATATTAAAAGAGGCCATGAGTAATAAGATTGGCGTTGTTCATGTCGGATCCGAACGAAGAAGCATATATGAAATAGCAAAAACACGAAACCCTTCTGTTAAAGAGTTCAAAATGGAAAATATTAATTTTCCAATCCCTAGAGATGTTAGCTTAGAGGTGTGTAAATGAAAAATAATGTGAGTGATTTAAAAACGGGCTTCATAGCAGGTTCGTTTGATTTAGTCCATCCCGGGTATATAAAGATGTTCGAGGATGCAAAGAGAGTATGTGATTTTTTAATTGTAGCCCTACACGACGATCCGTCATCCGAAAGACCTCATAAAAATAAGCCCGTACAGACGGTAAAAGAGAGAGGAATAATTTTAGGTGCTATTAAACATATTGATGACATCGTTTGTTATAAAACAGAAGATGATTTATATAATCTATTGCAAGAGCTTAGGCCAGATGTTAGAATATTAGGATCTGACTATAAAAGTAATCCGAATTATACTGGCTATGATCTCAACATTCCTATTTATTTTCATAGTCGAGATCACCGCTGGTCGTGCAGTGAACTAAAGAGCCGGATCATACTAGAGGCTTCCAAATGAGTGTAATATTAATAACTGGTGGATCCGGCATGGTAGGTACAGCCGTAAAGCACGTATTGCCTAATGCTTTATACCCGACTAGAAAGGAACTCCCTTTAAGCGAAAACGTTGTCTTTAAAGATGTTGATTATATTATTCATCTGGCAGCCAAGGTCGGAGGGGTTAAAGCAAACATCGATTTTATGGGGGAGTTTTATTACGAAAATGAAAGAATCAACCAAAATGTTCTGCAAGCGGCAAAAGAAGCTGGTGTTAAAAAGGTTATATCCCTTCTATCAACTTGTGTATATCCGAATTCCTCACATATACCTCGTTATCCTCTTATAGAAGAATATTTGCATCTGGGGCCCCCACATATTTCGAATTACGGATATGCATATGCAAAGCGCATGGTTGACGTAATGTCCCGCGCTTATCGAGAACAATATGGATGCAATTTTATAACTGCTATTCCAAACAATCTTTATGGAGAAAATGATAATTTTGATTTAGAAGACAGCCATGTCATTCCAGCATTAATGAGAAAAATATGGGAAGCAAAAATAAATAATAAGCCTTCCGTGGAATGTTGGGGCGATGGCTCTCCATTAAGAGAATTTACATACTCAGAAGATATTGCAAGGATATTAATGTTTTTAATGGACAACTATAATGAAAAAGATCCGATAAATATAGGAAACACAGAAGAATATTCCATTAGAGATGTAGTATTCCTTCTATGTCAATATTTTAAATATGACGGAAAAATCATTTGGAATACTAATATGCCTTCCGGCCAGTTGAGAAAGCCCACTAATAATCAGAAGCTTCTTGATTTGGGGTGGAAAGAGGAGTGGTATACGCCGTTCAAAAGTGGTTTAAAAAAAACTTGTGAATGGTTTATAATGAACTATCCAAGTGTTCGAGGTATTAAGTGAAGACAGCAATTATAACAGGTATTACCGGACAAGACGGTTCTTATTTAGTAGAGCTTTTGCTAGAAAAGGGGTATTGTGTAGTCGGATGTAAAAGAAGAACCTCTCTTATATGCACAGAAAGAATAAATGATGTTTATGAACATCCTAATTTTAAATTAGAATATTTTGATCTAAACGACGTGGGAAATATTTATAGGCTTTTATCTAAATATAAGCCTGATGAATTTTATAATCTTGCAGCACAATCTCATGTTAGAGTATCTTTTGATATTCCAGAACACACAGTTGATGGTGTAGCCATGGGAACTCTGAGGATATTGGAGGCTATTAGGAACATTTTACCCACTTGCAAGTTTTATCAAGCTTCATCTTCTGAGATGTTCGGAGATAATCCGGAATTTCCGCAAAACGAAACGACCCGACTTATGCCAGCTTCACCTTATGCGTGTGCAAAAGTTTTTGCACATAATTTAGTGAGAAATTATAGACAATCTTATGGGCTGCATGCTTCAAGCGGTATTTTGTTTAATCACGAATCTCCCAGAAGAGGAGAAACTTTTGTAACTCGAAAGATTACAATTGCAGCCGCTAGAATTAAGTTAGGATTGCAGGATAAATTATATCTTGGTAATCTCGAGGCCAAAAGAGACTGGGGATTCGCCGGCGACTATGTTGAAGCGATGTGGCTAATGTTACAAAAAAAGTCACCAGATGATTATGTAATAGCGACCGGCGAAACATGTACCGTTAAAGCGTTTCTAGAGGAGGTTTTTGCTCATGCAGGGCTCGAGGTGGAAAAACATATAAAAATCGATGAGCGGCTTTATAGACCCCATGAGGTACCTCTCCTGTGGGGAGACTGTTCGAAAGCCAAAAAAGAACTTAAATGGGAACCCAAGGTGAAATTTAAAGATTTGGCAAAAATGATGTATGACAGCGATTATATGCTTGAATGTCAAAAATTGAGATTAATGCCTTGACATATTTTAACAAAGGAGAATTAAAATGAAACTTTCACATCAAGCAATGGGAGCTGTAATGCTGGCCCTTCAGAATTCAATTCTAGAACAAACGGATATTGTCCCGGTTTTAGAGGGCTTTGACTTTGATCTTACTGATAATAACGATTTGGTGGTCATAAACCCCCCGCAAGCCAAAATTTCGGATGAAATAGCAAAACAATTGAAGGCCGAGGCGGATGCCTAAATATGATTATCAATGCAAAAAATGCGGTTTTGTATTTGAATTTCGCCATGAAATTAGAGAAAAACTTGAAAAACACCCCAAATGCGAACAAAAAGAGTGCGATATACACAAAGTTCCGAGTTTTTTTAGATTATTTATCCCGCTTCAGAAAAAATCTAACCGCAAGCCCGGTGAATTGGTCAAGAAACACATCGAAGAGGCGAAAGAGGAGATTAAAGACCAAAAAAAAGAACTAGGAAAGGAATTAGATAAATGATAATAATTTTATATAGCGTTATAATAACGTTGTTGGTTCTTTTTTGTTTTTTTTATATTCGATATTTGCTACAGAAGCTTGTTTTCTTCGCCGAAAACATCGATAATTTGAGAGAGGAGGTTCAAGAATATGTCGTCCATCTTAAATCTTTATACGAAATGGAAATGTTCTACGGCGATGAGACAATCGAGGCCTTGATTAGCCACACAGTTCATGTTTTAAATAAAATAGAAGATTTTGAAGATTTTTATTCTCTCCTCGCGGATCCAATCATAGAATCAGAGGAGGAAAATTATGAGTCAGAAGAAAATTCGTCGTCGTAGGAGGAAGGGAAAATCAAAAAAATATTTTACACAAGTTCATGAAGATGCCATTGTTAAATATGCTATGTCAGAAGATATCAGAATAAGAACAAAGCTTTATAAAGAGTTAATACGACCAGTTTTCCACGAAATGGTTGATAAAATTGTATATACCTACAAATTTAATAATTTACCAAACGTCGATTGCCTCAAGGAAGAGTGCAAGATTTGGCTTGTCACCATCCTAGAAAAATTTGATCCCTCTAAGGGACATAAGGCTTTCTCTTATTTTTCCGTTATAACTAAAAATTGGTTTATCCAAAAAACCAAAAAGAATAAAACCAAACTCATTCGAGAAATTGAATTCGAAAATATCCATACAGTTCAAGAAAAATTAGTTGTCATTAATGAATATCATAATTTAAGGGAAAAGGAAGAATTTTTTATGCTTTTAAAGGTTGAAATTGTTAAATGGAAGGCCATGAATTTAAGATCAAATGAATTAAGAGTCATAGAAGCAATCCAAATTCTTTTTGAAGAGAGAGATAACATCGAAATTTTTAATAAAAAAGCTATTTACTTGTATCTGAGAGAAATTACTGGAATGAATACAAAACAAATAGTAAATAATTTAAACAAAATCAGACAGAGATACAAGACTTTTAAATCTAAGTGGGATGACGGAGAACTTTAATGAGTTTCGAAGAGAAAATGAAAGATGCAGTAAATAACATCGAAAATGATCGCGCTGCGATCAATGCTGTGCTGACAGATGCTATGATTTACCTCAAGCAAAACGTTGAAAACCACAGAAGCACCGGACAAGTGGTCGCAAAGTATTTCGAAGCTTTGCAAAGATCAAATGATCAGTTGATTAAGATTCTTGCTCTCAAAGAAAGGAGAGAAAGAACCGAAACGGATGACATATCAGCAGATGAATTATATGATCTAATTGACAAAAAAGAGAAGGAATAAGTTTAATGGCGGACAAGGAACCACTTTCTGTTGATATTGATCACACAAAGGGAAAAAGTGAATTTGGTATAGAAAAAGATCCAAGATCAGATGCCGCCAGCACTCTTGGTCAGGCAATTGCGAAAACTTTAAAGCCCAAGGGAGTGTTAGCTGATAAAAAAGAGCATACTGCTATTGTCTTATCAAAGAACCTTAGTGGCGGCAAAGAGGGATACCATCTTTATGTGCCCATGGTTCACCAAACGAAAGACATGCCCCTCGCCCTAAAGTCAGCGGCATCTCCACTTAAGGGCAAAGATAAAACAAACGCTTATAACGTAGAAGTTTTATCGAACTTCAATGATGGAACAAGCTATATGGATTCTGATGTTGGTGAGCTAAAAGAAGGGGATGCCGTAATCATAACATATTCCGATGTTGTTGGGGGTATACCCTCAAAGGGCCGCGTTAAAAAGAAAAAAAATCAAGCTCTTACTGCGGATCAAGCTACAAAGCTTTTTCAAGAAGGAGCTATTAACCCCGGAGGCGGACCCTTTGGTTCCTCAGTCGGTTCCTCCGCGGCCTCAAACTTAAAAAGAACGAGCGGAACTACTCCTTCTCCGGTAAAAATCACGAAGCAAAAATTGCTTGCCAGAAATAAAAAAATTCAGAAATCAAAAGAATCTCCTTGTAGGTCAATATATCAAAATAGGCGGGATCTTGCAAAATATAATAACTATGAAGGAGACATGAGGGTTTTTAAATCAAAATGTGACGATTTCCAAAGTATGATGAAACAGATGCAGCAGACAATAAACAGCGGTGTTGCAAAAAGTCTTCTAGATAAGAATGGCCTAGGCGATAATTTTAAAAGAATAATGTTAGAGGTGTTTGTTGGAGGGCCTTATCTTTATCAAGGAAAGGCGGAGTTTACCGGTGAATATGTATACGGAAGCGGATTTGCAAGAAATTCACAAGGCCAGAAAAATGCTCGAGCCTTAGCCGGCGGATATACAATGAAAGGGTATGGAGCATATTCGGAATACTGGAAGCAACAAGGAAATCTAAAAGAACATCCTCCACTTGGATGGAGGATGACTGGCGCCTTCGATTGCTTGGCGCTTACTGTATATCTGGCACTTAAATCCGGATTCTTGGCTAATGTCTTAGAGAGGGATCTGCAAAAAACAAACTCTAATTGCTGTGGCCCGGGCGATACTTATAGGCATACTCAAGCTTTTCAACTAGGAATAGAGCAATGGGCAGCAACCCCCGGGGCTAACGGAAATTATCTTAACCCCTACGGGCATCAATTTACTTCTGCTGGAGACGGAGCAAAACTCTTGACATCTGGTAAGGGAAAGGGGTGGTATGCGGTTAATTATTTTAATGCCGGAGGCCATTCACAAAAAAATGCATATAAAAGAGGCCCGAGACAGGCTATGTGGCTTAAATACGAAGGCGGAACAGGACCCGGAAATATAATAAGATACGGATCTAAGGGCAATCGGAAAGTTAGATTACAGCTTATGTGGTCTCATGCATACGCAGACTATACTGGAGATTTTGATAAAATGCCGTCAACACCCCCGGCCGCGCCCCCTCAAAAACGATATCCACCCGGGGACTGCCGTGATCACAGAGGCCGGCCATACGACAAAGGCGGGTGCTACCGCCCGGGCACGGATCCAGCACCTTCAGATCTCTATCCTCTTGCGCAGTGGATCCCGGCCGCAGATGATACAAAAAGAGGTAGTCTGAATCCGTCCAGTGTTCGAAACATAGTGTTTCATACTACCGGTGGCTCCGGGACTGATTACGGAGCAATTAAGTGGTTTCAATATGCAGAGCGCAGTTCGAAGACGTCAACACATTTTGTGATTAATTATAACGGACAGGTTACACAGATGCATGATTTAAATACTTTGACGATTCACGCTGCAAGGAATAATTCTACATCAATCGGTATTGAACATGTGGGGCCAGGCCGCGCCGCCCGCGCAGGGGGTCCACATCCCGGGCCGCCAAAAGACACTCCAAACGCAGCGTGGTGGGCTGGGACAGATGGAACTAGAATGTTGGAGGCATCAGCGAAGTTAGTAGCTTGGTTGTGTGACAAGTATAATATTCCGAGACAGAGAGCCATGGGCATTAGGAGCATGCGCCCTGCAACGAAGGGAATAGTTTTACACCGTGAAATTTCTGGTCGGGGTGGTCATCATGATCCCGGTCCTTATTTCCCTTGGGATAGATATATACAAATGGTGAAAAATGCATAGTAATAAAAAAGGATAAACAGCAGTAATTTAAGGAGATTTTGATAATAATGCCTGATATTGATAAAAATATTAATGAAAATCGATTTAGCCTAGAGCAAAAATCTTCTATTGATTGGTTATCCGAAGCAGATAAGAGATCAAAAATAGTTGGATTTGCAAACTCTTCTATGATAATCCCGCAGCCTTCCTTGATCGCATCCGGAATTGAAGCAATCTTTCCAGCATCCGGATTTGATCAAAGTAACGCACAAATTGTAATTGCCCGTGATCGACCCTCTTCTATATTTTCAGGATATGGGGGAAAGGGCCATCAAAAGTGTTCCACAATTGATATTGTAGCCGGCCGCGTTTCCGCAGTTTCTGCAACAACATTTGTTGAACCTAATGGTGAGGAGGTTGAATTTAGCGTTGATCCTAATTTTGAAATGGACGCGGCAAGGATATATATTTCTGAGAAAACGGATATTGATAAGAATTTTAGGTTAAGAGAGCAGGAGCATCAGTTTGCTCCTAATTTAGAGGGGCGATCTGCTATTGGGATGAAAGCTGATGCAATTAGGATTATAGGGAATGAAGGTGTCAAAATTGTTACCGGGGTTTATAAGAAGAATTCAAGAGGCGGAAGCTTAACTAAAGCGGGAATTGAATTGGTCTGTTTAAATGGTAATGATGGAGTGTTTGCCGTACAGCCATTCGTTAAAGGGGATTCTTTAGTTAGTAGTTTGAATAAGCTTCAAAATCATATTTATAAATTAAATGCTTTGGTTATAGACTTTATAAAGAATCAGCAACAGCTAAATGTTTTAAACTCCAACCATAACCACAATTCTCCTGCTCTTTTAACTCCAACTGGCCCACCGGCATTGGGTATTCCGGATCCATATCAAGCAATATTTAAATTTTCTAAAAAGAGTATCGACAAAGTTCAAAAGAAATTGCAAAATAACTCAACCAATCTTGATAATTGGGAAAAAATATATTTGTCTCAAGATAGCAAAGATTGGCTTTTATCTAGATATAACGGCACAAATTAAGGAATTTAGTGATGGCAGAGCTTACTAAAAAAGAGAAAGAAGACGTCTATAATGCCCGGGCCGCTGTAGAAAATATAAAATTAATTCAAGGCGCCCAAATAGCCGCCGGCCCTCATAATAAGGCTGCGCCGGCTCTTAAAGCCGCAGCCGAGGGCGCCTTATCTGATATGATGAGCGTTTCTGCGTTTAGCCATTTAGTTAATCTTTTGTCTAGTGATATAAGCGTCCAAGAAGTATACAAATCGACCGTTAAAGCTCACCTTGTATTTTTACAATCCAGAGAGCAAAAAGATCCACAAAAAACTCTCGTCCAAAGACATGTCCACAAAAAAGATCCCGTCAAAAATCCAAAAGAAAGAAAGATTTTAAAAAAGGTTGAAAAACAAAAAATAAAATCTGATAATAAATTATACAAAACTCCTTCTGAAATATTTTCTGATTTTTCTATTCGTAATGATGAGCAAATCACAAATGCGATATTTGATTTCGAAACTAGGTGGAAGAATAATAATCAAAAAGTTGGTAACGTATTTGTATCAAACTACGGGGATCTTAAAAAGGATTTTGAAAAAACTTTAAACGAAATTAAATCTCCGTATATGAAGATAGCAAAATATTACAATAATTATGCTACAAAATTTGGATTTGCCGAACTTGTTCAAAACAGTTTAAATTGTTTAATTCAAAATACACCGTTATCAGTTGTTAAAGCTGCGTATGACGAGGCGCAAAAAGAAATTGACGATTTCTTGAAAGATGCTGATACAGTTGTTACAGAATCTTTAAATATAATTGATAAGTCAATCGGAATTGCTGAGGAAGTCTACGATACCACTCGAGAGATAAAAAAAGAATTTAAAGATTACAAAGTCAGCCTTAAGGATATCGACATACCAACGACTCAGGATATAATTCGGAATAAACTGAGGAAACTATTTCTAGATGTTCTTCTTCCGATGATTACATCACAAATTGCAAATATTTTAAATATTATTCTTGATAATGCATGCGGAGATACAACGTCCGGGGATGTATCATCTGATTCTCCTCCGGGCTCTGTGGATATATCAGATATTATTGACGAGTCATCTTTTGTAAATCAGCTTAAGAATATTTATGGCGTTGGGCCTGAAACGCTGCCTGAATACTCATCGGCTTTGACTGATATATCTGGCTTTCTAACTCCTCGAGAGATTTGTGAGTTGTTTAATGGCGAAGCATCTGAAACGACTTTGGAATTGGTAAGTAACTTCATATCAATTTTTTATAAAAAAATAGCTTTGAGAATGAACACAAAACAGAGAATTGTCTCCTTTTTTATTTTGATGGGGCAATTATCTGCTAAAGATTTTTGCAAACAAATAGATTTAAATACTATAAATAATGAATTCTGCACCGGTACTGATGAATATTCAACTAGTTTGAGAGCATGTCTTTTAAAAAGAAATCCCGATTTAGCCACAGAAACCAGACAAAAATATTTAGATAAAAAGAAACAACAAATAAAGGCCGCATTAAAGATCTCTTATTATCCTCTTGATATGAGAACAGATGTGATCGAGCTTAATAAAGTTTTTGAAAATATAGAAAAAGAGCAAACTTTGGCCCCTCTTTTGGAAATCGCAGACGAATTTAAAAGCAAATATAAAGAATCTTTAAAAAATATGTCATCTAATTTTGTTGCAAATTATGAGGTTTTAATAGAAAAAGAATCTTTTATCTCGAATGTCTTGGGGAGGATAAAGTCTGCCGGCACCACATTACCTGAAGGGATAGAGGACTCTCTTAAAACCATTCCACTTTTGGTTTCCAAGCATGAAAAGCAAATTTTTCCGGAAATTGTGCCTGCTTTGTTTTTGACAAGAAGAAATGTAAATGGAACTTATCCAACGAACAAATATGAAATCAAAAAGACGTTTAGCACTTATCATCCTGCTTTGGATGGTTACAAAAATTTTATAAAAAGTTTATTAAGTTTAGATGCTGCAGATATTAGCATCAATAAAGATAAATTACCTTATAGTTCTCAAATTATAGCACCGTATTATACAAAAGTGCTATCTCATGAATATTGGAACCTTAACCGGACTGCCAATAATCTTTTAAAAACGGAACAAGATATGTTGTCTAAGGGAGATTTTATCTGGACTTCAGGGTTCACGGGTGACACTCCGGATACCAAGGTAACAAAAAATGCTAAGATACATAATTTTAATATTTCTGTGAATTCATCTGCTGCAGCAGGCATCCTTCAACAGCCTTACGAAGACTATATAAAAAATATTACGGGCAATAATGATAAAATTTTCTTGAAAAATAAGGATCTGACTTTTGAGAGTTATGTCGCATCCACTTATAATGAATTAGCAAATATTTGTACAAATAGTATTTTCGCTAAAAAAATATCTGTGGGACCGGCATCAAACAATGATAGCGGAAAAATGTCCGGCATAGAATTGATGCAGTTGTCTCCGGAGCAACGCGCTGCATGTATTGAAGGATTAGACCTTAATTTTGATCTTATCAACTTTGATAATATTGCTAGGCAAATAGCCAATATTAATATTTTAGGATTTAATCCAAACTTAAATGATGAAGATGAAGGACGAGAAAAATTCTTTAATAATCTAATGATATTTAAAAGCCAAATTTTAGATTTTGTGATAAAATCGATTTTTGTTTTTTCTGAGTTTAATTTTGAAGAAAATGAAATTGACGACACCATGGTTGATTTTGTTTATTTAGAATTTTTTAGAGGCTTGTTAGAAAAAGATAGTGAACTTAAAGAAGAGAGCGATGAATTTTTAAATTTAGACACGCAAGCACAAACGACGTTTATCGAAGATATAAGATGGTCAGAGTTTAAGGGCATAAAATCAGTTAATATAAGCGCTACTCTTCCGCAAGGAGGAGATCAATCAAAATTTGATGATATGATCGTGGATATTACTGGTGCAAAAAATATGGCCCCAATCCCGGGAAACCCGTCCGACGTCGCAAAACAAATTAGTTTGACATATAATGTTGCAAACACATTGCGTTATTTTGGTTCTGGTAAAAATGAAGGTAGCTTTTGCGAGGCAATAAGAACATTAATTCGAAAAGAAATATCGAATATGTCGAAGGCTTTGAAAGATATAATCTACACAGATTTGCAAAAACAATCAAAAATATTTAACCTAGAAGACAGGTTCATCGAGAAGAAATTAAATATACTTTCAATTGCTGAACAAAAAACTCGTGGTTTTACTAACATGCAAGGGGATTGGATTGACTCCACAATAAGAAAAATGATTGGGGAAGTGATGTCATATGATCATCCTTATTTCGAAACAACAAAACGTGGAGATACGTATGCTGAAGAAAGATTAGCCTTTGCTATTCAGTCTCAAATGGGCGGAGAATCTTTCTTTTTTACGAGATTTTCCAACTCCACCGGCTTTTTCCCAGAGAGGGGACAAAAAACAGTAGATATTGAAGTTATATCATGTTTCTTTGATAAGTCTTGGGAAAAGTCCGAAGCCGTACCAGATTCTAAATCTTTGTCCCTATCAGGATTTAACTCTTATAAGATCGACGAAGAAGCCATCGCCAATAAGATTTTTAAATTGGATCCCACGAAGAAACATTATTTAGCAGTACACACCGACGCCGACTTTAGAAAATTTACACAACAAGACGTTATCGGTTATTCAAAAAGAAGCGCGGCCGGGGGGTTAATAGGCCCGGGAGCCCTTGGTCTTTACGATGCGCTTCAATTTTCCGGACCAAATACAACTACAGCCAATCTTACGTCAGAAAACGTAATCCATATATTATTTAATAATGCTTATTGGGTAAAACAAGGCAGTAAAGAAGGAGATCCCTCCAGAATTGCCTCGGGCACTCGGGCACTTCAAAATCGTTCCCCCTACCTAGTTGTGGAAATAGAAAATTATTTTAATATGACAATCGCATATCAGTGGGCCGGGTATAATACTCCCTTAACTGGCTGGTTAAAGCAAAACCCAGCGCTCCAAACTAAAAATGGCCTTGGACGTCCCCATTATGAGCTGATGTTAGAAATACTCGATGCAGCAAGAAAATATGTTAATAAGAATAAGGGAAAAGGAGGCGGCAGCCCATTTGTAGAATTCCTTCCCGGCGGACAATCTCAACTAGTTGGAATGAAAATGGTGGATCCTCCCGCTTTAACAAAAACAAGAACTGAATTAGGATATACACAGCAGGAATATGATGCAGTCAAGAAAGGTGGATACAGTTATTTATATGAACCTCCTTCAGCCGGCCCCTATAATAAAGATCATACTGGATTTAGAAGATTTTCTACTAGAAATTATCCTTTTTCGGCTTTATCTCAGCTTTTTCAGAGAACAAAATGGCTTATTGATGACTCCAAACATGGGACGATACAGCAGAAATCACCACTTGTAGACAGTCAAATGACTAATCGCTCTTTAATACAGGAAAAATATGTTAAAAATAGTTATATCTTGGATATTATAAAAAATGCCAAACAAAGAATCACACCAGATTCTGTATCTTTAATAGATGATTGGAGATATAGATGGGTAAATTATAAAACATCTCCAATTGCGAAGTTTAAAGTTAATATTGATAACTACAGTGCTTTTAAAACAAATTTTAAAAAAGAACATGGTAGGGACGCAACTGATGACGATTATTTGAATATTTGCCTTAAGCCAAAAATAATAGAGGAATTCAAAAAACAGCCTGTTATTCCAAAAGAATTATATAAATCAACTTTCCCTCTTAAGGGCATGATTTCTCATGTTGCTTGCAATTTAAACAATTATATTGAATATATTAACAACGTTGAGCCTAAATTAGGGCTCGAGTCTATGCCCAAAAGAATTGTAACTGTTCGTTCTTTGGATGATTTTTCTCTTTTTAATAATAATCTATTAACTGATCCTCGAAAAGTAGGTATACCCATCATCCCGGGCCTGAGTGGAGCAGGAATAGTAAGTGGGGCAGGTTTAAGCGCATCTCAGATTCAGGGTATTGCTAGTGCAAACGCCAATTTATCAGCATTAGATATAATTATGATGTCAAAGACATTTAGTTTTGCAATCTATTTTATTAAAACTGCAATAAAGCAATATTTGTCTATTATGGAACAGCAAGATATGAATCTCAAGATTTCAAAATCCATGGCAGATGCAATTGGAACTGTGGTGAGGAATATATATACAGCATCGCAGAGCATATCTGCTTCTGCGAACAAGTTAGGAAGTATTTTCGGCGCAGATACACAGGGAAAGGGAATCCCTTCGCAATCTGAATTAATGTCTCAATTTAGGGGAATGAAGCTTCTTTTTAATCCTCCGGTATTTCCTTTTGCTATTGGTAATGCTTTCTGGCTCTGGCCGAGTTCCTTTCCGCAGTGGATTGCTTATTTAATACTTGAGCCTGTTTTAATAGCGATAGAAATGAGCGAAGATGCTGGATTATTGGAACAGCTAAGAGCGGCCTTGTTTGCAGACGATAAAGACAATTCATTATCCGCGCCAAAAGAAAATCTCGAGAAGGCGCAAAAATTAGCAGAAGATAATGCAGCGAAAAGCAATCCGATTCAAAAAACAAAAGACGGAGAAACTTTCCAAGAAACTCTAGGTGGTGAATATTTATTACCAGATGGAAGAGAATATGTTGGAAAATATCATACTCATGCAGATGGTACGGTAATGACTGACGAGGCACACAAGTGTGGTAGCTCAATTATATTAACACCGGTTTACAAAAGGGATGATTTAGAATAATGGCAAAGTTAACTCCCAAATTACCATTATCTCCAGATAAAACTCAACCCGGATTTGAACACATTACCGTTCTTCGCGAGCTTATAAAGCAAAATATGAAAATGGTTATTCTCACAAATCCGGGAGAAAGAGTGATGATGCCGGAGTTTGGAGTTGGCATAACAGGGCTGTTATTCGAAAATATATCTGATCTAGATAGAATGTCTTTTTATGAAGGGAAGATAATGGAACAAGTTAGCGAACATTTGCCTTACGTAGAAATAATAGAGATAGATTTTGACGAAAGTGAAATTGATTCTAATAAGTTATCAGTTAAAATTGTGTATTCTATACCGACTTTGGATGAGGAAGATGTGTTGTATATATAAGAAGGATTCATTAAATGGGGTTTAAAAACAAAAAAATACCAATCGATTATACGGCTCGAGATTATGAAAGTATTAGAGCCGCTCTTGTTGACCATGCAAAAAGATATTATGCGGACACATATCAAGACTTCAATGAAGCTGGATTTGGCTCTCTAATGATTGATTCGGTTGCTTACGTTGGCGATGTTCTTTCTTTATATCTGGATTATCAGGCAAACGAAAGTTTCCTCGAAACAGCATTAGAAGATGAAAATATTCTTAAAATTGGAAAACAAATGGGGTTCAAGGGGTTTGCTCCGGGAATAGCCACGGGAATAGTACAGATTTATGTTGAAATACCAGCGAATTCAGACGGATCTCCGAATTCAGCCTATAATCCAATTGTAAAGAAGGGAACTTCTTTCTCCTCCGCTGATGGCGGAACATTTACTTTAACTGAGGATGTTAATTATAATGACGCCAATGTCGATATATTGGTCTCAAAGATAAATAATACAACTTCGGTACCGACTTATTGGGTATTGAGAAAATCCGGCGAAGTTGTTTCTGGCTTGATCGAGTTTGATGCAGTTTCTGTTGGAGATTTTGAAAGATTTTTAAAAATTAACGTTGGCGAAGACGTCTCTGGCGCCATAATTGAAATTATTAAAGTTGAAGATACTGAGGGTAATGAATATTTTGAAGTAGAAAATCTTGCCCAAGATTTAGTTTTTCGCGCAGTTTCTAATAAAGATACTACAACAAATAAATATGTTCCAAGTTTATTGAAACCTTATATAGTTCCTAGAAGATTTACGGTAGAGAGGGATTCGACCGGCCGCGTATTCTTACAATTTGGGGGAGGATCGGATTCCGATAACATAACTGACACAATCTCAGATCCTTCAAAGGTTGCCTTGCAGGTTCATGGAAGAGACTATATTTCTTCAACATATTTTGATCCAAACATATTAGCGTATAATAATAAACTAGGGATATCCCCTTCGAACACAACGTTAAATATCACTTTCAGAGTTAATGATGCGGCTTTATCTAATGCCGCCAGCAACTCAATCAACCAAGTTGTAAGCTCTACAATAAGCTTCAACGATGAATCTACACTGAACGATGACTTTATGAGCGATTTAATCGATTCGATTGAAGTAGATAACGAAGAAGCAATTGTTGGAGATATTGATTATCCCACAACTGACGAAATTAGGCAAAGAATTTTAAGCACCTTTTCAACCCAGAATAGAGCCGTTACTCGAGAAGACTACATATACATGTGTTACGCCATGCCAAACAAATTCGGATCGATTAAAAGGGCAAATGCTTTAAGAGATCCAAACTCGCAAAAGAGAAATTTGAATTTATATGTTTTATCTGAAGATTCTAATGGCGACTTTATACAATCTACAACTGCTTTAAAAAATAACTTAAAAATTTGGCTTAATAAGAGTAGAATGATTAATGATACGATTGATATTTTAGATGCTAAAATTGTAAATATTGGAATCGATTTTAAAATAATGTCTGATAGTGCATTTAACAAATATGATACAATATCAAAGGCAATAGAGAAATTAACGGATGATTTAACACAGAGAAAATATAATATTGGAGAAGATTTTTCAATTATAGAAATTTATAAAAGCTTGAAAGAGATAGACGAAGTGGTCGACGTGCTTAGTGTGGAGCTTGTTAATAAAGCTGGAAATCCTTACTCTGATTTGAACTTTGGCATCAAAGAGAATTTATCTAGCGATGGAAGAGTCTTAATATGCCCACAAAATGTTGTTTTCGAGATCAAGCTTCCAGAATCAGATATTAAAGGGACTGTGATATAATGGCCATAAAAAGATATGTTGCAACTGCTGACAATACGATAACCAATGCTTATGATAGTAGTTTAGTATCTGCAAGCAGAGGTACCGGATCTAACATGGGACGATCTGATATTTTAGAAATTTTTTCTATATATGGACAAGTAAGCGGCGCTACAAATGGCGAAAGTCAAGAATTGTCGCGCATTCTTTTAAAATTTCCAATCTCCGGCGCCATTTCTGATCGAACAGCAAATAAAATTCCAGCATCCGGCAGTGTTTCATGGTATCTTCGCATGTTTAACGCAGAACATGGAGAAACCCTCCCCAGAAATTATACCATGGCTATTCAAGCAATTTCTCGTACATGGGAAGAGGGCGATGGTCTGGATATGGATGATTATTCAGATAAAACTTATGATATTACTGGCTCCAACTGGCAAAGATCGGCCGCGTCCACTTCTTGGACAAAGCCCGGAGGGGATTATCATACTTCTCCAACCTATACAGCCACCTTTGGCAACAAAGGGACGGAAAATATTGAAGTAGACATATCAGATGTAGTTGAACAATGGATCGCCGGATCAAAAACAAATTATGGAATCGGAATAAGATTAAGCTCAAGTTTGGCACCTCTTGAATCGCAGCCGGCTAATTATGAAGCATATTTTTCTGCTTCTTCTGGTGATTATTCTCAGGGGCAGAATAGCGGTTCAGTACTCCACAATCCTAGTGGCTCAAAGAGATCTTATTATACAAAGAAATTTTTTGCTAGAGAGTCAGAATTTTTCTTTAAAAGACCCTTGTTGGAAGCTCGATGGGATGACGCAAAAAAAGATAATAGAACAGATTTTTATTATTCTAGTTCTCTTGCTCCTGCTGTTGATAATTTAAATACGCTTTATCTTTATAACTATATTCGAGGAAAATTAACAAACATTCCAACGGTTGGCACAGGAAAGTTAAACCTCAGCCTATATTCAGGCTCTGCTAATGATACTGTTCCAGCGGGCGAAAAATTATTACTACCAAAGGGCGGAGGAGTGGTCACAGCGCTTGATAATAACGTAACTGGGGGCTATGTATCAACTGGGATTTATAGTGCCTCATTCGCAGTTACAGCAGCTTCTACGCCAATTAAAACCCTGTATGATGTATGGCACACCGGTACTGTCGAATTAAGTACTGGTTCTATAACTCCAAAGACATTTAACTCCTTATTGTATAATGATGGTTCAACATATGTTGTTAATATCAAAAATATGAAAAAATCCTATTCCACTGGCGAGACAGGAAGATTCAGGCTCTTTGTCCGGGAGAAGAATTGGAGCCCAAACATATATACCGTAGCTAACGCAACCGCCCAGACTTCAATAATTCCTAGCGCTTCTTATAAGGTTATTCGAATAGCTGATAATTACGGGGTCATAGAGCATGGCACGGGATCCTCGACAAATCACACTCAATTGTCTTATGATGTTTCAGGAAATTACTTTAATTTAGACATGTCAATGCTCCAACCGGGTTATATGTATGGAATTAAATTAGCATTTTATAATGATGCGGTAAGTGATTGGCAAGAACAAAAACATATTTTCAAATTTAGAGTAGAAGAAGATAATGAGTAAAAAAGATTTATTCAAAAGTCAAAATCCAGATAAATTTATTTCATCTGCTAATATTGATAAACTTAAAGAACAAGTAGAATCTAAAAACTTTATCAAAGAGAAAGTAAAGCAGCAAAAGATGTTTACACCTCGTGTAGATTTTTCTGATCCTGTTAATTTTGCTCGTTATGGCTTGGCTGAAGAGTATTATCGAACTTCTGTTGAAAATGTTTATAAAACTTATCCTTATGATGGTTCCATCGCAGAAAAAGAGTCATGGTATAATAGCGGAAGCTATTTGGATCAGTATATTTTCGATAAAGAATACCCCAGAACAAATGGGTATATCATTATTGGTTCTGACGGGAGTTGGGGATCAAAATCAGATACAAAAAAACTTCAAGAGGGTGGTCTTGATATTGCATCTTACGGTCTGCCTAGTAATTTAGAGTATATTACTTTCAATGGCGGTCCTCACAAGTCCTTTCAGCCGGCAGGAGAAAGAACTAAGTCTTTAGCAAACTATTATAAATCGTCAAAGAACAGAGTAAACAACCTGCGATATGATTTGTCTCCCACCGGATCTGGCGTAACTGTTGAATTTTGGCTTAAAAAAGATGGATGGGATCCTAGTTTAACTGCTAATGAAGTAATTTTTGATCTTTGGAACAGCGAAACAACAGGTTCAGAGAATACAGATTATGGCCGTCTGAGAATAGAACTATCTGCTAGTGGGCACGAAACAGCCGGCGCCGATCCTCTTCGTGTAACTTTCTATTCAGGGAGTACCAATTCTGGGCGTTATCTTGCTCCGGATAATGGCACACTGACGACGGGATCTTTAGCTGACGGCAATTGGCATCACTATGCTCTTGTTTTTCAATCTGGATCCAATTCAGGAGTTGGTCAAACTAGAATAGATTATTATCGCGATGGCCAATTTGTAGCTAAAACTTATGGCGGATTCAACCACTCAAGCTCAATTGCGGGAACCATGTCGGCGTCTATTGGAGCGTTGGTGTCTGCCCCATCGGGTAGTGTCTATCACAGCACTGGCATGTCCGGATATGGAAAGTTATATTCTGCTTCTTTAGATGAATTTAGATATTGGAAAACAGCAAGAAGTGCTAAACAAATTTATCAAAATTATAATAATCAAGTCGGAGGCGGAACAAACACAGATGATTCTAACACGACTTTAGGAATTTATTATAAGTTTAACGAAGGTGTTACAACAAATGATACTGTTGATGCTACGGTTTTAGATTATTCCGGGCGTGTTTCGAACGGAAGTTGGATAGGATACAATTCCACCTCTAGGAGCACAGGGTCGGCTATTGTTTCTTCGAGCACATCCGCTCATGAATTTCAAGATCCTATTATATATAATTTTCACCCCTCAGTTTCCTCTGTAAAAGATCGCTTGGTCAATAGTGGCTCTTTTCATGATAATGAAAATGCCTCTGCTCTGTTTTACACGCTGCCATCATGGATTTTGGAAGGCGATGAAAGTTTTGGCGGAAGTAACTTAAAATATTTGACACAAATTATGTCAAGTTACCTAGATACTCTTTATCTTCAGATTGAAGAGCTTTCAAAACTTAAAGAAGTGGAGCATACATCCGGATCTTTAAAGCCTAGCGTGTTTGGAAATCGCCTTCTTTCTGACAAGGGACTTCTCGCCCCGGAATTATTTGTTGATGCTGATATTGTTGAACAACTTTATGCGCGAAATGAAAAAACAACTTTTACAAAAGATCTTTCCGAGATTAAGAACAAAATATATGAGAATGTTTATAATAACCTAGTTCAGATTTATAAATCCAAGGGGACATACGAATCTTTTCGAAATGTTTTAAACACTTTGGGAATTTCGCAAAAAATTGTTGATATTAATCTTTATTCCAATAACGCTGAATATGAAATATTGGATAATAGAAGATTAGTTTTCGAAAGAAAGAAAAAATTAAACTTATTCAAGACTGATTATAATTCTGCAACAGTTTATCAAGCAACGGGTTCAACCGGAGAGGGTATTTCATATATACCAGCTACTTCCGACAATACAGGCTCTTTTACCCCATGGACAATAGAATCGAGGTTCACCCTTCCCAGAGATAATATCAATTCGAATTATTATTTTATTGAAAATGATAACTTGAGCTGTTCTCTTTTTGGATTTCATAGGCCGGAAGAGAGCAACACTAATTATGATTGGGCTTCTCAAGATACAACAGTTCAAGTTTTTGCTGTACGCGATAAAGCCAGCTATAAAGATGGATATTTTTATCTTACGTCTTCTATATTGGCCGCCCAGCCGGGATATGTCCTTTCCAGTAGCATAATACCAAATTTATTTGATGACACTGAGTGGAATCTCGCAGTTCGCTTTAGACCAGTCAAAAATCCGTTAGAAACTAGGGTTTCCGGAGGCTTAAATGCAGCAAATTTTCAGAAAACCAATTATACTATTGAGTTTAAAGGAGCTAGCTTAAGGGGGGATTTGGTAGAAAATGAGTTTCTCCTTTCGAGCAGTCAATTCGATCACAGCTACGAGGGCGCCGGCATATTTCTATCTCTGACCACTCCTAAAAGGTTCTATATCGGATCCCATAGGCTGAATTATACTGGATCTATTTATAAAAATGGGTATAGTTTTGCTAAATTTCATAATATGAACTTTTGGTACAACTACATTTCAGATGATGACGTTAGATCGCACCTAAAAGATTCAAGAAACTACGGCGTTTCAAAGACTTATCAACCTTCTGCTGATTCTTTTTATGAAAGCGGGTATATTAATAGCGTTTATCAATCGGGCGCAGACTACAGGCAACCGGCGGCCGCTGGTGTGCCAAATATTGATACACTAGTTTTTAGATGGGACTTTGAAACGGTTTCGGAGTCAAACACTTCCGGACAATTTGATGTTCTGGATATAACTTCGGGATCAACTGACTGGTATAGCGGAAGATATGGCAAGTTTGGCGAAATTACGAATCAATATCAATTTTATGGAAGAGGTTTCGGATTTACTGCAAATGCAACGGATGTTGTAAAAACAGAAAGAATCAATTCGTATAAACTGGCAAACTTTGATACAATAACCTCCGAACAAATGATTGAGATTCGTTCTGAAGACGACGAGATCTTTTTACCAGATAAAAGGCCGATTGAATATTCTTTCGCCGCAGAGAAAAACTTTTATGGCGCTATAAACGAAAGTATTATTGAAACTTTTGCTACTCTAAAAGATTTCAACAATCTTATAGGCGAATCAGCGAACAGATATCGTCCGGAATACAAAGAACTTAAAAAATACAGGCAACTTTTCTTTGAAAGGGTTCAAAACGAATTAGATTTCGAAAGATTTGTTGATTATTACAAGTGGGTCGATTCATCGATATCTTATATTCTAACTCAATTAATTCCTGCTTCTGCTGATTTCTCACCGGGCCTTTCCAACGTTGTAGAAAGTCACATTTTGGAGAGGAATAAATATCAACACAGGTTACCTGTAATTAAGCCCATGACGGCTTACGAAACTAGCTTAAGTGTGGCTCCGGACTCTTACTTTTTATCAAACAAGACGGTTATAAGCGGAAATTTACAAAATGCAAATCCAATAACATCTAGCGCATTCTTGACTGCTTCGATAAATAAAAGTTCAGTTAATGCGTCGACACTAAGCGGCTCGATTGAAAATATTGTTGATTTAACTTATCGTAATCTTATCTCATCATCCTATATTTCCGGTAATGATGACTTAAATACTATAAATGTCGTCAGAACAAAATCGAAAAATAGAAAAGTAGGAAATTATCGCGAAAATCATTCTATTGTAATGATTCCCAATAAAGATGGAAACAACGACTTTTTACAGGACATGTTTGGATCGGTAGCGTCAGTTTCAGATTCATTTTTCGTCTCCGGTGTTGTCGATTATACGATATTAACAAGACCTTCACAGCCTAGCGTTATAACACCTAGGTTTTCAGCCCCGGGTGGACCAGAAGTGGCATCTCTTGGTTATTTAGACTATGAAAGCACTCAATATTCAGTCTATAATGACATGAATTATAGAAATCTTGTTGTCCGAAAAGCATTGAATGAAATGAGAGTATCTTCTTCCGGAGATCCAACGTTGTTTATTAGCGCATCAGATGCTGCTTCGTATAATCATAATTATCGCAACCCAAGAAAAGAATACATGAGCGGCGGAATAAACTATGGAAATACAGCATCCGTATTTTATGATAATGCTTTTATAACACACGCAATTCCTGCTTCTGATTTACAATACTCTTGGATCACAGCATCTTATGAATCGGCAACATTCTTGACTAGACAAACCGGTTCGGAAGATATTACATTTTATAAGTGGATGCCGGATATGCCGCCCTCGTATGGGGATGAAATAATGCCTATAGGCCTTCCATTTCCATCGGTATTCCAAGATTTGCGTCCTTTTGCATCGATCTTAGATGATGATGACGGGATATCCCCGACAAAAGCATTCGACGGCTATGGGGGTATACCAAATTTCCCAATCCAAGAGAATTTATGGTCTCCACTTAGTATGCAATTGTCGATAGGATCTGCTGGTGGGTATTTTCCGGAAGAGAACCCATTGAATACTGATTATACACCTCTTGCTGGAGGAACAGCCGGAGCCGGCGGCACAGCAGTAAATAATCAGCAAGCAGTTAGGTTTATTATTAATTATTATTCCCCCCGGGGATTTAATACTTGGACGTCTATAAGGGCCAGCCAGTTGAATCCGATTATAAGAATCTTCAACAAAAATAGTATTTTGTCCGTTGCAGATCCCATTAGGGATAAAGAGATTGTAGATGTCCGGAATGGAGTTAGAAAAAGAAGAGTTCAAAAAGCTATAGTTCCTATTTCCCTTACCAATTATATTGAGCCGGGAATTACTAGAAAGTTTAGGCCTCTTAGATATACTTTTGTGGAAAACAATGTAAATAATGATGTTATTGAAGAACAGACTTCTTACGCCATTCATCTAGCCGGATTTGCAAATAAAAGTTTAAACTCTGTTTTAAAAGGTAATACAAAGAAAGAAGTTGCATCTTATAATAGAGTGAAAAATTTATATCTAAATTCAGAAGATCCGGAAAATTCCCCTATAAAGGGCTGGATTTCTGTTGAATATGAAGAGATGGTTTGGCCAAAAGAAAAGTTTCAAGGTGTTAATTCTCACAGGGATAAGCCACATTATGATTCTACCCCCTTCCCTGTTATAGTCAAATCTAGATTGGGAAATCAGAATAATAGAACTTTTTGGAGAGATACCGCATCCAACAGAAAAAGATCAACTATGTGGGATGATGGTGTATTGGGAAATACGCAAAATTCTCTAGGGAAAATGTATACGAGCAGTCTGCCTTTGAATACTGCTGACGGCACATATATAAATGGAGATAATTTCAGTAAAAATGTTTTTCCATTATCTGATTATAGTCTGGCTTCAAATTCCGGATCTTTGGGGCAAGTGTGCCAACTTAAGTTAACAATCGCAACTACTGTAACATCCAGTGCGGAAGCAATTTTCTTTGATATTCTGACTCCTGACGGCTCAGTTTCAGGGCCGGCCATTTTTGCGTCCTCTTTCGCCGGCAGCCCAGCAGTTGCAGCTATAGCGCTGATGAAAGCAATTAACACAGATCCTGTTTCGAATAGTGTTCTTACTGCTAGTTTAGTTTTACCAGATTCTATTATAGTTCAAACTAGATATCCAGTTGGCGTTTCTGGATCAGATTTTAAGGGGTTAAATAATCAAAACTTTGGCGCAAAGCTAAACCCGGTTTCTAATAATGTTAATACTTTGGGTCTTGGCGGGGTTATAACCCCATATGGCGAAATTATTCCGCTTACTGGTGGCACAGCCCCAATTTTTAACAGAGATGGAGAATTAAATTCTTCTTTCTTGGCCAATCCGGGGATGACAACTGGAAGTGGAATTTTAGAAAAATACCAAGCATACAGAGAGGAAGGGTATTTTGGAACTCATGGAACCTCTTCAGCGCATTATTCACATGGAGTTGGAGTAGGCGATCCTTATTTGTATCGCCCAATGTATCCATATTATTACCCACAAGCATCACAAACATATATCCATCGTCCAAGACCGGCTTTAGTAGCTAGCACTTTAAAAGAAGTCGCTCCTTATAGCGGACATCCTTGGCTTGTTGCACTGTCAAGCAGCAGGAATCCGTTCTTTAACTCATATCAGGATTATATTAAATCTCCTAAGTTTTTAACAGAAAATTATTCTATTATACCAGAATTTAATTTTTCTGAACATGTTGAATATTATGAACGGTCCGGAAGTAACTTCAGAGCAGAAAACAAAAAACTTTTCAATATCGCCGGCTCCAAAGGCAAATTAGATAGGTCTTTGGAAGATCCTTCTTCTTATCTATATTATGGAAAATATCTCAACACCGCTAGCGCTGAAAGTGAAACAGGAAATTATAATTCTGAATTTTTTAAGAATTATGCACATACAGAATTTTTGCAAAATTTTGATGCTGTTCAGCAAGATCATAGTAAAGTAGGCCAAATTGGGGAGGTTACGCTAATTTGTAAAGGCCTTACCAAATTTAGACCGCAACAAGGCTTTTATCCTGTGCAGAGATGTTTACAATTAGGTTCTCTATTTTCTCAATCTGTAGAGGGAAGATTAAGTGGGTACGTTAGTTCCTCCACTAAGTACGGTTATCCATTAGAACAGTTTAGAATTCAATCGGCAATTCAGCCTCTTTTTTCTCCGGGAATTATGTATAATACGATCAAATCAGGACTTGCAGTTGATTGGCCAATTATTTTTTCCGGGTCTTTGACAGCGGTTGGTACCACAGGGTCTAGCCAAATACCTTCATCTTCTTTGTTGATTAATTCAAATGCTTCGAAAAGAGTTCCATTTGAAGCTTTATCTGATTTAAATTCCTTTCCCACGAATGTCGATGTCTTATATCTGTATCCGTCTTATCATTCTGGGACTACAAACAACGTTGATGGAGCTAGAAGGCCATCCTTTAATTGGGATGGGAATAGAAATAGTACTTTGTATGAAAACGCTATGGATAACTTTTTAGCAGAAGTTCCCAACTTTTATTTAAAGAATAAAAATTTCATGTCTTTCACTTCGGATATCGAAGATCAATTTAAGCCGTTTGAATCCTCAAAGACGTATTATATGGACGTTTCAGTTAGACAAACTGATAACCACTTTATGTGGAAAGATTATTTTGATGGAACAATTGCCAATGCTAAATCTTTTGTGGGATCATATAATGGTCGAGCATTCGGGCCCGGATGGAATACTTCAAGTGCCGATCCTGAAGCTAAAAGAGTTGGCGCTGATCCGGCATATGCTCCATATGTTCCTCCTTATTTTTATGGAGAGAGTATCGCACGATTTTCTTTTTCTCCGTCTTCTAATCGAAAGTATACTTTGGATGAGATTATTGCTGGGTCTACTATTGAATATTTAACCCCCAATTTGTTGACTGGTGTTTCTTCATCAACGGCGGTTTTTAGTGCTTTACCAGACGGCGCCGGAACACCTTATTACAAAAACAGGATGACCTTATCATCGTCTTTCAATCTTTTCGGACAAGTTAAAACCAAACCAGACTCTCCGGACACTTCTTTTAATGCTTGGAAAATAAGCCCCAAGTTTGAATGTCCGGTTTTGAATTTCAACAGTCAGCCGTCAGAAGAATATATGTCGCGCGGCATGTGGGGCGGTTTAGGATCGGTTACATCAGGATCAGAAGGAATATTCGCATCGATCAAAAACAGTTTTACGGGAACTGTTGCCTCCAATACAGGCTCTTTAGCGGAACAACTTGGTTTTCCAAGGACGCAGAAAAAAATAGGGACGATTGCGGATGCATTTGTTTTAGAAGAAGCAATTGTAGCTATTCCCTTCTTGGAGAGAAAAAGTAAAAATAAAGGATTGGCTCCTTCGAAGGAAACTGAAGCAATTGAAAAGGTTGGAGACTCTATGACACCA